TATGACAGATATCGCATAAATATTTTTCCCATATCCAGCTACCTGCACTGTAACATACACATATCCATCACTTTTTATTTGCGCTGCAACTACCTTTACGCTTGACACTGCTGGTGCAGGAGCTTGAACTGAAATTCCAGGTGTCACATTTTCATCAACTGTATTTATCATTCCTTCATCCGTAAAAGAATCATACCAAATGCTTTTTCATCAAAATCTGCTTCTGCCATATATGGATTTATATTTTCATTTTCCTGAGTAACACATTCTGTACTAAATTGAGGGATATTTTTCTTTGTTGTCTTGTTATTTCTGAATGGACTTTCCATTTCGTAACGGACAATCTTAGACAGATAATCAAAAATCTGTGCCTGTGTCTTATCCATAATGTTCTCTACAAAGAATTCAGTTCCCTTGCAGTTTTTAATCAGCGCCGTCTCCATTTCATCTGTTCTGCCTTCACAGTAAGCATATAATGCCTTTAAAGCACGAATAATCTTTGCAGTATATGCTTTTCCGTTATATGAATCTGCATATCCGTTCCAACCAAGTTTACCAAGCAAAGTAAGCATTGCATCAAGAAGCTCAGGATTTGTCTTTGTAAATCCAATTCCATCAGAAATTGAAGTTAATATGCCAACTGTATTCTCTGTCTCATCATCTCCTTTTACTGCTACATTATGCTTATGACAAATATCACGCAAAGCAGTATATTCTGGCTTACCTGCCGCAAGTGCCGCATGGTATATATCCATTGGCTGCATCTTCGCACGATCTGTTGACTGACTGAGGAATAAGTCAATCGCTTCTTTCAAACTACACTCCATTACTTCGACAACTACATCTTCCTTTTTTGCCTTAAATGCTCCATATATCCTATGCTGTCCGTCAATGCAAAGAAGTAATCCATTACAAAGTAATACCTTCGGTTCATCCCACTTGTACGAGTTATAGTTATTACCTATTGAATAAGCTCTTGCAAGCTTGATTCTTCTCTGCCACTCCGGTATATGAATCTGTTTTGGATCAACTACCATAAGCAACTTATCACCAATCCGTGAATTATTCTTAGCTGCCTTTACCATATTTGCAATCAAAAGCTTCTCATTCTTTCCTGTGAATCCTTCCGCATTCCGTGCTTCCTGCATTTCCATTTCTGCTTCCTTTGCCTTTAAATAAACTCTTTTACACATAATGTGTCCTCCTTATAATATTTTTTGCATAAAAATAACGGCTTGCTTTCGCTTGCCGTTCCGTTACTAAGCTTCTTCAAATACACCAGATTTAAGCATGTCCGTTTTCCAACAGTCAAAGTTTGGATATTCTTTTTTGTCTGTCATATCTCTATAGACTTCATGCATCTGTTTTTCTGTGAATGTTTTACCTTTTAGCGGTTCTTCATATGTTATATACTTCATTATATCTCACCTCTTTCTATCAGATAATTTTTATAAGCAGTTTCGCTTTCAAACTGCTGATATTTACCTATACTTGGCACGAAACCCATATAGGCAAATCCGTTATAATATCCCCTCATATATTATATTATCCTCCTTACAAAATTCTTTACCCTATCAACGATTGTTGGCTCGGTTGCCTTCTGCCATCTCTTTTGCCTTTCTGCAAAATACAGGCTGTTTTCTACATTGATATAATCCATCATCTGTAGTGATGTTAATGAGTTGTATGGAGTTGATAGAGTATTATCTATTATTTCAGCTCCGTTCCCTGCTTTTATAATTCTAAAATTAAACTGCTCCATTTCCCTTTATACCTCCTGTGTCAATCTTGCTGTTTTTAAAATCCGTGTAATTTCGCTTTCCGTTTTTGCATTGGCTATTGCTTCTATAATTTCCATTGTATAACGAAAATCTTTTGCGATTCGTATTGCTTTTCGTTTATAGTTGTACATTTCTCTTGACATAATCTTTATTCTCCCTTCTAAATCAGCATCGACAACTGCTTCGCCAGCATTGCTTTTGACAATCCTGTTGTCTTAACTCCTTTGTTACTTTTTTCTGCCTTTACAGAGTAAATCCGTGAAGGTTTGCTTGCCTTTGCAATCTGATAATTACAATAGGCAGTATGAATTTGTTTGTGTTTCTCTGACATAATTTTTATTCTCCCTTCTTTATTTTGTTATTGTGAAATCATAGCAATCACCTGTTGACGTGTAGATTGTTACAGTATCACTGTTGATTTCCGTTTCTGTTACCTGATTCAAGTTCAGATAATCGTATTTATTAGGTATATTTTTACCTATTAAAAAAGCCGTAGCGATTGCTACGACTGCGATGACTGTATATGCCATTTTCTTTTTCATAGTTGTATTTCCTTTCTTTTAATATTGTTTTTGGGTATAAAAATAGCACCCTTTGCATTGGGTGCTACTGTGTTTGGTTTAAAACAGTTTTTGCTGCTGTGATTGCAGCTCCTTTTGTGTTAAAAGCCGCAATAAACCGTGCAGTATGTACAAAAGTACAACCTTCTGGTTTATTTTCTAACCATTCTTCAGGCAAACATATGATGTCTTTGGAACTATCCTTATCTACTTTTATAGTAAGGATATTCCAACCGCCCCTGTTTGATGGCATTACCAAAAGTTTTGCTTCTGTGCCTACAAACATAATGGGTGGAATGTATTTTTTAAGGATTATAAGACCATTATCGGTCACTCCTTTTAAGGCTTCTTCAACTTCTGTTTTTGCCTTGCCCATAGCTAAGTCTCTAGCTATATTTCGGGAAATAATTTCTTTACAAAAATCTACTGCTTTCCTAAAACCTTCTTTTGTTTCCGTTTCTGGGTCAGCAGAATCCCAGAACGGATTTAAACTTGATATAAAAGAAGACAATGGATTTCCTTCACCTACTCCATTATCTATATCTTCGATTGGAATTATATAATTCTTCTCAAAGATTTCATATCCGTTCTTTGAAAAAAGAAGGTGTCCGTAGTCTTCAAATATCAACCCACAGGCAGCTCTTTTGAGTCCGTCTTCTCTTATTTTTGCGTCTACCTGGTGATGGTCGTATTTTCCACCTCCTATGTCCGCAACCAAAATAGTTTCCGGGAGTTTATCTGGTACACAGAACTCTCTTTTTACCTTAATACAAGGGTTAAGAATCTCACACAGAGCAACGCTCATTACGTCATCTGCATGAAACTTCCCTCCGTGGACTAAAATTGTATCAAAATTGAATTTCATTATTCATACCTCCTTTCTACGCGTTTTTGATTTCGTAGCATATTTTACATAATTCTTTTGCTACGTTTTCAATTTCTTTTTCCGTCTCTATTTTCGTGAGTTCTTGTACCCACGATGTAATGACTTGAATCTCCCCAAGCATATCGTAATACTCTTCACGTTTATCAATAGCAAAGTCTTTTTCAAGCTTCACCATTTGAATTCCTTCAATATCTTTTTCTGTAGAATATCGTTTAAAGACATCCAGCGGGCTGTCCACAGCTACATTTTTAGGAATAAATCCCACTCCAATTGGGAACTCATTGTAGCAATCCATTGCCACATCATATTCATAAGTAATGTTACAAAGCAGTTCCATTGCTGCGTTTATAATTTCATTTTTCTTTTTTTCTAATTCTAAATTTCCCATAGTTTTTAAATCTCCTTTTTATTTTTTTTTGCATATAAAATAGTACCCTTTTAGAGTACTTAATTTATTTTTTGTTTTAACGAGTATATATTATTTGTATTCTATATACTCATCCTCATTTTCCGTGAAGTTATTGATGATTTCCAACAGTTCTGTTTCCGTTACGGTTTCAAAATCTCCGCAACTATACTCTTCCTCGTCATAGTCGTAGTGATCGTTGAACGAGCCACACACCGGGCAGAAATCAAAACCTGCGGTTGTTCCGTAACTTACTTCCCATTTTCCGTTTTCAAGGCGGTCATAATCAGTCCAAAAACCGTAGCAACCGCCATCGTTGCATCTTTCTGAGTCGTATTCTGAATAGTTGCAGAATCTTACTCTTTTAATTCCATTTAAGTTTTCTTTTTTCATGGCAAAATTCCTCCTTACTTCTTCTTCTGTTCATTCTTAATTGCTATCAAGAAACTATGAAACCATTTTAATTGGGCTGTCAATTCAATCTCGTTTTTCGCCCACAAAATATTCATAATGCAGGAATTTAAATTCCAAATTGTATCCTGCATTGAAACATATGATTGCGGAGAGTCATCCGCTACAGTATCTAATGTACATTCCTCCTCTTTTATGGTATAGACCAGCCCCTCCTGTTCTTTGTATTTTTCAACAATTTCAAGCGAAAAGCTTGTTGGTATAGCCCACACCATAAAGCCAACAGACTCAGGAAATCCATCGTCCATAATGATGTCCAAATTCTCCATAATGGAGTCAGATATCGCTACGATAGCGTGAACCAAATTGTTTTTTGTTAATTTTTTATTTTGTGTATTTTCCATTGTGTTTCCTCCTTATTTCCCTTGCAACTGCTTTTTCTTTGCTTCAAGTTCGGCTATTTGAGCTTCGATTGAGGCAATTTCAGCTTCATTCTCGTCAACATAAGCCATAATATCTCCTGGTTGACATTGTAACTCTTTACATATCTTATCTATTATAGACATAGCAACATATTTATTCTTACTAAAATTAGCCATTGTTGACGGACTAATCCCTAATTTGCGTTGCAAGTCTATTTTTTTTATACCCTTAGAAATTAATAACGAATCCAATTTATAATATACTATCATCTTGTTTCCCTCCAATCACCTCCAATATATCATAGCTTACTATAATTATCAAGCTATTTTTGTGTTAATGCATATTATAAAAGAGCAGACTTTTGCGTTGTCTGCCCTTCTAACCATATATTATTTTCCGTTTCGCTTCTGTTCATCGGTTACGGACTTACACCGTAAGACGGAAGGCAGATTATTAGTCTGCCTTATATCCATAGTCATAATAATTTTTATACCTCCTTTTCTGTGAATACTGTAAACTTGTCACAGCGCATTCTCTTTTCGCTTGGTGCGACACGTTCATAACCTGGTACTGGACATAATCCGACCACTTTACCTGGATATGCCTGTGTTGCAATGACACTACCGACAATTACAAGCCTATCAGTGCATCCGGTTTCCCTATAGGTTCCTTCTATATCTCTTATGATTTCTTTTCCCTCAGGCGTACCGACAAAAACAGTTGTTACGAATAAGTCATTTACTGCTTTTTCTTCTGCCTTTGCGTTAATGAGGACACTTGTTGGAACTGTCACAAGATCTCCGTTTGTATCTTGCATCGTGAGTGGATGTGGAGTTGTGTTTAATACGCACACTCCGTTTCCAAATCTGATTGTTTCTCCAATTCCCTTTAATATTAATGATGTCATAGCTTCCTCCACGGCTCTTGATACTATCTACCGACAATTAAATTTGCGGACTTGCGACCGCTATTTCATACACTGAAATAGTGCATTAAAGGCAGACTTTGAGCCTGCCTCCACTCTGCATGTTGACTTTTTTATAAATTTATGATACAGTTATCGTTGAAAAGGGAGGTTGCTAGCCTCCCTTAAGAAATAGAACCGCCATTCTATTTCTTGTTGTCATGTCTCTCGGAAAGAGACAAAAGTAACGTAGTTACTATAACAACTTCAATGATAACTCGAACCAAAAGCATAATATCACCTCCTTTCATATAGTCCGAGCGTGGTATTTTAAGGGCTACTACAATTATTTTGCAGTAGCTTTTTTCTTCTTTTCAGGCTCTTTATACTGATACTTGTAAGCATCTGTTTTGAGTGCGTTTTTATCTTTCATAAGCTGTGCAAGCGCCCTCATAAAGCTATTCTTGAATGTAGTCTTAGCCTTATAAGACAAGGTATTCCCAGTCTTGAATAACTGCTTATTGCTACTGTTTTTATAGCCTACTGCTACAGTCATAAAGCTAATAAGTGTAGGTGTAGCCTCAATTTTAAGGTCTGTGAACCACTCTTTTATAGCCTTCTTAAACTCTTCCTCTGATGTAGTGTAAGCAGAGTATAATTCATCTGTTAAAAGTTCATAGCAAGAGTCAATACGCTTATTGTATTCTTCTTTAAATGCGTCAAACTCTGCCTGATACTTTTCAACATCTGCTAAATACATAGCCTGAGCCTCAGCATCATCCTTTTTGAGTTCTGCCCATTCCTTGCTAATCCGTAAGTTATTCTGAAGAATGAGTTTTTTATCAGCCATTTCATTGATAGCAACCCAGAATTTAGCCATAGTTTCAGTAAAGTCCTTTGATGAAGTCATAAACTGCACCTTTACAGATGCCGTATTAATAGTTGCTTTTTTGTTATTTTTTGTTGTACTCATAGTAGTACCTCCTTAAATTTCAAATATAGTTATAGTGCTATCCACTGTTTACAAGGGCTTTAGACCTTTACAACATTAGGACTTATTTATATGTAATGCCCAGTTGTAGCCGTGTTACACCTTTTTAGTTGATAAGTGGTAAAAAGTTTTTCTCAAACCAAAAACCACTACAATAGTTTTGTTGTTTATCAAATGAGATAAACTCATAGCCTAAACTTATTTGTTAAACAGGCTCGCAGAATGCAAGCCCACCGACTATGATAATTTGTACAGTGTCCCCGTTGTCTGTACTTTATACTATTTTAGGCGGATTAGTCCACCTAACCTTATTAATTACTATCAAAAGGTATCCGCTAATGGAGCGGATTTCAAATAGATTTTATGTATGAATTTAATGCTTTTTGTCTATCCTTTTCCTACTTATTCATACTACTAAAAAATACTATTTAAACTTCTTTTAACCTGAAAATCTAAGCTATCGCCCGAACTTTTACCCCTAACTTTAAATCAGTCTACTTGTCATATACAAATAGATATAGTAGTACAAATTTTTGAATATCTTTCAACTACTTCACATTTTATTCATTTATCAATGTCCATTTGTTTGCATAGTCCACGGATGGACTTTTGCGGTTGTACCAGTTCCCACGGATGGGAAAAGGTATTTTGTTGGGGGATTGACAAGTCAGAACTAACTTGTTATACTTAGACTTGTAGTGTGTCTAAGTAACCCCTTTGCGGTGTAGATGTTGGAAGCGCCACACCGCTTTTTTGTTCTTTAAGGAAAGTATCGTTGGTACTATGTACCGTGTTTTCGTTCCCCTTAGAACAATTACATTGTACTACACTTTTGTGTAGTTGTCAACAACTTATTGAAGTTTTTTTAACTTCTTTGTTGGTTCAACTGAACCAACTTGTTATTGATTAATTGTAGTTTACTATATTAAATCGAATTTGTCAATAATTTTTTGAAGATTTTATTTGAATTATTGTATATAGATTAAAACTATGATAAACGATATGTTATAGCTTGAAACTATATATTATAATAACATTAATGCTATCTAACATAGTTTTAAAAACTACATGGGTTCTGCTCAAAGTGCCAGTAAAAAGAATGGATAATATATATCTATTAGCTATTGTTTTATCGAACAAGTGTTCGACCGGGGTAGCAAAAACCAAAATCGAGCAAGTGTTTTTCTATATTTTCAATAGCTGATTGTTCCACACACTCACTTAATTTTAAAACTCTCAAAATCTCAACAAAATCAAGCATATTTCCAAATTTTACCCTCAAACCCTTTATCGTACCCCATATCGCTCAAACCCACTAACCAAGCCACTTTCAACCATCTTTGAACCCCAAAATTAAAAATCCTGCATCACAAAATCCAATACCAAAATCTCGTTTCTTCTATATAAATAAGTAATTTTACCGATATCACTTTTCCAATTAAAAATTTTACATTTAAGACAATACAGAGGGGCTACGATAAAACTACACATAAATTTCAATAAACTCCCCATAATTACCATAAAAACAGGTGAAAAATAATATTAATTACTTAACCTTTATACAAAAAGACAGCAATGCACAATATTAAATAAAACTCATAAACAATAACGAGAATAAATAATTATAAATGTCATAATAATTAAAATAAAGAAAGGAATGATTTTATCATGAAAACTATTGTAAAAAGTGATATACTTGACTTAGATACCATTATCAAAAGTATTGAGGAGGAATTTATGTTAAGTAACAATAAAGAAAAATGGGAAGTACCTAAATATTCAGGCAATCAGATTAATAAAGCAGGAAAAATAATAGCTGATCCATTTTCAACGTTTGAAGAACGTAAAAAAGCACTAGTCGTATTAAACAATTGGAGAGCTGCACACGCATATCCTTTACAAATTATATGTAGCAACCTTAGAAAGAAGAATCCTAATGCTATAGTTGTTCAAAGATTAAAACGTTTAGAATCTATAACCGGCAAGATTCAAAGATTTCCCGAAATGCAATTATATAAAATGCAAGATTTAGGTGGTTGTCGTGTAATCGTAGATACTATAGAGCAAGTATATGAAGCGGTTGACAAGTATAAAAACTCTCGAATAAGGCATATACTTAAACGTGAATATGATTATATTGCTAACCCAAAACAATCAGGATATAGATCTTATCATATGGTATATCAATTCTATAGTGACAAAAAAGATACTTATAATAAAAATATGTTTATAGAAGTCCAATTCCGCACAAAATTGCAACATATGTGGGCAACTGCTGTAGAAATGATGGGTATATATACAAACAGTAATCTTAAATCTAGTCAAGGTGATTATGATATCCTTAGATTTTTTGAATTGGTATCATCTATATTTGCTATTGAAGAAAAAATGCCAGTATGCCCTAATACTTCTGATTGGATGGATGAATTAATCAAAGAAATTAATTATCTTGATAATAAAAATAACATAATATCTACATTAAGCGGATTAAATGTATCTATTGATTATGCAAGTAAAAAATTCAATCAGAAAAATAAGAATTTATATTATATATTGTTGCTTGATTATAACAAAAAGACCGTACAAGTTAGACCATTTAAAAATCTTGAATATGCTACAAAAGCTTACGATCAGATTGAACAAAATTCTGACAAAAATGTTGTACTTGTATCTGCCTCATCATTTGAAACATTAAGATTAGCATATCCAAATTATTTTGTTGACATCTCTCATTTTGTTACAAAACTTAGAACGATTGTAGAAAAATACAACGCTTCTATAATATAAGTTAATATTAATTATTCTAAATAACAGGCAGTGATGTCTGTTATTTTTATATCCTTATTATCCTTATATTAAAATCCACTTTCACGGCTCAAATTTCAATTTTACCCTTCTACCCTAACAACTAATTTTACCCCTTATATCCCATGTAAAGAATTTTACATTAACTCTTTTTGTTAATTAACATATCCATACAATGCTAAAAAATCATAAATTCAAATTCATATAAGAGAATAATCTATTGTAAATAATCATCACACCACTCTTGCCAAACAAAAAATAATAAATTTTAAAGGAGGACTCATTATGGGGTAACTTAACATTAATTACAACAGAAACATTTAATAACTTATCATGTAACTTTTATAGAAATATATTTGATGAATTAGTTGACAGAATTGCAAAAAAGGAAAAAATATGAAAACAATAATTATAACAGGTACACCTTATACAGAAAATGAAATTATTAAAAAGGTTAGTGAATTAAAAGAAAAATCGCCTAACAATATATTAATATTATTTCCTGAAGTATTAAACGGTCAAGATTATGTATTAGAGCATCCACAAGAAATGTGGCATAGACTCAATACTATATTTGATAATGCCCTTAAGGAAAATAAGGATATTATAATGGCTACTTATTCACCAATTGCCGTATATGCTCTGAGAATATATATTAAAACTTATGATATTTCTGAAAATATATTATATCAAATAATAAAAGAGTCGAAAGAATCAAAAAATGTCAGAACTGAGTTTGTACCAATTGATAGAGATGGAAAATATGCTAATGAATATAAGATTCATAAAAATGTTTTAGATACAATAAGCAAACAATTATTTGTATTAATCGAATAATGTATAGAAATCACACCTCACAGAAAAATTAGCCACTTTTATCTCATTCCCTTATAAGTTATCACCTAAGACATAAAAATTTAAAATCACTCTCAAAAACTCATTTTTAACCCACAGATAGGGGTATGAGAAAACTATATACAAGCTCAAAAAGATAGTATATGCGTAAGCACAAGATGTAGCCCTTTGATAAGGGCGATCTTTTCGCAGCGTTAGCAAGAAAAGAACATCTCTAGGTAGACAAAATTGAAAAGAGAATAATATATCAAAGGAGTAATTAATCTATGATACAAGAATATGAAATACCCAAATATCTTAAGCAAACAAAAAGTAATATTTCAAAAAGCAATCGCAAATCTAAGCATAAGCATCAGTATGAAGAATGCTTAATTCAATATCCGATTGCATTTTCAGGAAGAACACATATAAGCACAATGTTATATGGATATTGTACTATTTGTGGAAAAATAGGTTCAGTCAAAAATGCAAAATATGAAACTGAACTAGAACAGCTAAGAAAAGAAAGACAAGGTGATAGTAAATTTTGTGTATTTATATCAGATGAAGAAATATATGAAAGATACCACAATAAGTTACCTGTATTTTATATTGATGATCCATTTGCAAATTATGTTGTTTTAGAAAGAGAAAAATAATTCAGAAGGAAAATGATATTATGAAAAAACCAATTTTATTTAAAAGAACAAGAAAATCTGTTATAAGAAAATTATCAAATCCTTATATAAGAGAAAATCTTGAATATTTTGGATGTATGTTTTCAATATTAGAAATATGTTATATGCTATTTCACTTAAAGGAAATAAATAATATGTTTCAAGATCAGAAATAATATAGGTACACCATATATGTACCCAAATGAAATAATCAATCCAAAACACCATGTACCTAAATCAACCAATAACAATTAAACAAAAAAATTATGGAGTTTGTATGTAGCGTTAGCAAAATACAAACGGAATATTCTTCTCTTGATAATATGAGTCTATATAGATATTGACCTACACAAATCCACACCTGACATGTACCCAAATGAAGAAATTTTTTACTTTTGGGTACGTCATACATGTACCCAAATGAATTTTTGACAATTTCATAAATGTAAAAATTCACGACTTTTAGAAGTCAAGATGGAGAATATACTATTGTACCACTTACAATACTCTCATCTCACAAATTGTAACTGTAAATTATATTTTAGAAGAAAGGAAAGAAAATGGAACAAAAAGAACTAAAAATCGATCCTGAATTAAGGGATTTATTACCACCACTTACTGATGATGAGTACAAACAGCTCGAAAAAAATATTGTAGAAAATGGATTTGATAAAAATTTTCCTATTATGGAATGGCATGGATTCATTGTGGATGGACACAATCGCTATTCTATCTGTAAAAAACACAATATTGAGTACGTTGTTGGTACTCTTGGGTATGAGACGAAAGATGAAGTTATGGAATGGATGCTTGATATCCAGCTTGGTAGACGTAACCTATCTCCTATTCAAAGAATTGCTGTAGCTGAAAAGTATAGATCTATTTATGAAAGGCAAGCTAAAGAAAAACAATCTGAATATTATGGAAATCAATACGATGGAAGGAAAAATGGACTTACACCAAATTTGGGGGAAGTCCAAATAAATAAAAAATCAGAAAACGAAACAAATACTAAACTTGCAAAAATTGCAGGTGTTGGTAAAGAAACTTACCGTATGGGGGCAAAAGTTCTTAATTCAGATAATGAAGATGTTAAAAAGCGTGTATTATCAGGTGAGACTTCTATAAGTGCTGGTTATAAGGAATTACAGAATGAGAAGAAAAAAGAACAAATATCTGATAATAAAGATAGAGAATATAATACTGAACCACCAACCACACCCTCTCCTACTATTCAACCTTCTCAATCGTCTCAAAAAAATCAAGTTAGTGAAGAGGTAAGGCAAATATGCGAAGACCTTAAAACTGAAAAGTCAAAAGAATATCTTGATTCTATTTGGAATTACAAGATTGACATAATTGAATGTATGAATACTGGATTTGAAAGATTTTATGATGGATTTGTTAGTATTCTTAATGATATGGAAAATCGTGTAACTAAATCAGAATTAGATGAATGCATTACCAATGCGGAGAATAATATAACAAAACTATTAACCGCTATTGAATTAGCAAAAAAAATAACATTAAAAACGGAGGATTAGATAATGAAATTAAAAGACTTAGTAAAAGGAACAAAAGTAACAGACAATAAGATTGCACATAAGGAAGTACCAATTGATAAATTGGATGCAATGCTTAACTATCAGAGAGATATTGATATGAAACGTGTAGAAAAACTTAGTAGTGATGAATATTTTGATGAAAACGAAGTAGATGAAGTAAAAGTTAGCGTTAGAGAAGATGGTTCTATGAAAGTATGTGATGGTCAGCATACTATTGCAATTTTAAAGATGAGAGGATGGACGACTGTACCGTGTGAACTTCGTTATGGTTTAACTATTGAGGAAGAGAATGATTGGTTTACCATAACTAATACAAAAGAAAAGCCACAGAATAGAAAACGCACACTTACGTCTCAGATTAATGGTACTTATGAAAAAAATAAGATTGAACAGGATTTTAATAATTGCATAAAAGCACTTGGCTTTAAGTTAGATATTTTTGGAGAAGAACCAGGAAATGATTATAAAATTAAGTGTCCTGCAAAACTATTAGATATGTATAAGGAATATTCGTCAAGAAATGACGTAGATGGCTTTATTGAATGTATGGATTTAGTCAAGGGCTGTTGGAATGGAAATTCAAAATCATTGCAGTGGAATTATATTAGGGGAATGTTTGACTTTTATGAAACATATAAAGGTATTTTTGACAATAAGAGACTTATTACTTCTGTCGGGAAAAAATCCCCATCTATCATTAAAGAAATTGCAGATAATGATAAATATACAAAGAAACCATCTTTAAAATATGCAAAGATTTATGTAAATGAATACAATTCTGGTTTAAATAAGAACAAAAGATTAAAAATGTCCTTATTAGAAGATTAACATAGTGAGGTGATACGTCTTGCCAAACTATGTAAAAATTCCACGAGAAATCATCTATGATAAAGATCTCTCATCTAAGCGTGTAATAATCTTCTCATATCTTTGTACAAGACGTTCACTTGATGACACGGTGGCATTTTCTACAACAGAACTTTGTCACTGGTCTAAACTGAAACCTAATTACAGAGATGGGAAAATAAACCAAAAATATTATGAAGTTCTATTACTTCTCTCTCATTATGGATATTTTGAATCATGTCCTGATTTTGAGAAGTGTCTAAAAGAAAACACCAATTCGGTGAAATATCAGCAAGTACAACTAAATATTGAAAAATTCGATGTTCCTGATAATTTTGGAATCATCTATTTTGATGAATTAGACAAGATATTGAATTTTAAGGAAGAATTAAAATGTAAGGATATAGACCTTGCGAGAATGTCATCTGCTTATATCTTACTCTTACTCTCCTATATTCGTGTCAATTTGAATCGTATAGAAGATAAACCCCTCTGTTGTTATCGGTATTTTAAAACGATTTCAGAAGATATTGGACTTTCTGAGAGATATATAGGACGCATAGTTGATATTTTGGAAGAATTAAAAATTATAAAATGTCAACCTATGAAGAGAGAAAAATATATTAAAGATGGTAAAGAAAAATATTTAACTACTCCAAAAGTATTTGTTGATTATAGACATTTTATAAATGATGAGCATGGTCAAAGAATTGATAATAAATATAATCCATGTGAGGAAATCAAAAAACAAATAGAGATTTTGGAGAACAATAAGTTAAGAACATAAAGAGATATCATCCCCTACGACAATATCTCTTTACCATAAATTTGCGCAATGAGTGTTACACTAAACACTCTAATTTGCAGTGAGGCTTCTAATTTACTGGTGAATTATTGTTAATGAGTTACTAAATATAAAAATTGTATATACATATAATATTTATTGCATCGGTGAATTAGAAATCTCTTAATATTATTTTCAATAAAACCCTTTCACAATAAGGGAATATATAAATGTAACAAATAAACACGTATCACACTAAGGAGCGATGATATGAATAAATTTTTTTATTTAATAAGGAGAACAATAATTTATGACAAAGGAAACACAGAATCATGTAATGACAAGAACTATGGAACTTAAGGCTCGCAACAAGTTAATTTGCTCACCATTGTTATTAAAATCAGGAGCAGATTTTGGTGGAACTGATTTAAATATTGTTGCAAGAATTTTTACAGATATTAAATTTGATTGGGACAGACAGAAGGAATGTGACGTTAGAGATACTAAGAAAATGGAGGAAATAGCTTAATGAAATACGAAATAATTGGAGATACATCAATAATAATAGATTTACATAATGGATATTCAATACTTGCAATGAGTAGATGGAATAAAGAAGAAAGATTGTATAACACTACTTTATACATCAAGAAGAATGACATAGATAGATTTGACCTTATAGATTCTGCTCTTAGTGTTGAAACAGATAATAAAAAAGAATTATGTATGAAAGTTCTTAAATATGTTGAAAATACTGATTTTACTTATTATGTTAATCGCACAAAATATGAGCTTGAATGTTTTGAGCGAGGAAATGCCTTATATGAAAGAGAAAGATTAAATGTTGAGTAAATCAGATTATAAACATTTTGAGAAGGCAAAGAAAATAGCACATGTTTCAGATTTTTATAAAGTTCATATAGGATGTGTTGCAGTATACCAAAATAGCATTATAGGAGTTGGTTGCAATACCAAAAAGACTCATCCGATTCAAAAATACTACAATCGTTTTCGTAATTCTTGGGATGACAATGAAATTAATCCAAGTCTACATGCTGAAATTAATTGTTTGAATTCCATAAGACATTTAGATGTTAATTTTCACAAGGTTAAATTGTATATTTTTAGAAATCGAAAATGTTGTACTTTTGGTATGGCTCGTCCTTGTCCAAGTTGTATGGCTGCAATTAAGGATTTAGGGATACGGCATATATACTATACAACAAATGATGGATATGCATATGAAGAATTATAAGATATAAAGAAGGAGATTTTTTAAATGGGTTGTGAATATTGTGGAAGAATTAATGGACATGAAACTGGTTGCCCAAATTTTGTGCCACCGAAAACTAATTTCAGTTGTTGTTACTGCAAAGAAGGTATTTACGATGGCGAAGAATTTTTGTGTAATTATGAAGGGCAATATATACATAGAGACTGTATTCCAGGTATTGATTTCGTAATTGATTGGCTTGGTTATGAAGTCAAAGAAATGGAAAACAGTAATTGTTTTGATTGAAAATAAGAAATAGAAATTTCATTTGGAGAATATATAAGTGAAACATAATAAATAAAAGATAAAAGGAGGATTCAAAATGTATTGTTTTCAAAAGAAAGATGGAACAGTAAAGAAATATTACAAAGAAGCTATCGACTACATTCTGACTGCAACAGTTCAAAAACATGAAATAATGATTGGAAGATCTGATGAAGTTGGAAAAATATATGAATGCTATACAACTAAAAGGAAAAGATTTTTAGAACCCAAACGAAACACAATTCAATCTAAAATCATTAATATATGTGCTGAATTTGGTTGTTATACAAATCCGTGGTATAGCGGTTATCAAGAAATTTCACTTGAATTGCATGGAGATAATGTGGAATTTATGCTAAATGAACTTAGAAAATATTAATAATAAACAACAGGAGGATTTATGGCTGGTATTAGCGTACCTCAATATGAGATTTTTAAAATTGGAACAAATAAACTAAAGTATTTTAATTGGGATTTACAGATTACCAAAGAAGAAGCTTTTAAATATCAGGAACTCATATCACTGTTTGAAGCCCAAGAGTTCCGCATAATGGCAAATAAGATTTTAGAAAAACCTATTTGGAGTATTGATTTTTCAAAGATATTTATGCAGGTAGTTGTTGATAAAAAATCTGATTTTGCAAGAGCGACTGGTAAAAAAGGCGTTACTGTAAATGGTGTTAATTATAAACGCTTTGTTGGAACTACTGGTGGATTAAAAAATAATACTCTTCTCTTCTGCAATTCACAATATATTGATGAATTAAATGAATTATGTGAATGCAAGAGAAATCCAGATACTAAATTAGTTCCTGCAAAATATGAAGCTTACAAAGCATTGACATGTTCTGCATCACAATCGATTTGTGATCCACATGGAATTTTGGTTGTAAAAGATTGTATTACACAATATTTTGCAGATGTTATATCACTCGATGATGGTGGCAATTCAAAAGAACCGACAAGAGAAATTATTAAAGATAAAGCTCTTGAAAACAATGTATCTGACGGTTTTAATCTTTGTACTATACAATATATGCAGCGAGTAGCTGAATCTTTAGGTATTGATTATATTCCTGGCGGTGTGTGCTTGAGAAACGCATGGCTCAAAGGAATGCTCTATCCATTCCCTATTTATGAATTTATTGAAAAATACAATAATGGTAATTATATGATTAAAGATATTTGGGGAAATATGCAAGATATTCGTCAATGTGAAATGATTATCACAGAGTCTTCTCTTAAATTATGGGGAGCGTATGATAATATTGAGCAATATGTGAATGCGTATAAGGAATGTGGATACGGATTTTCTGTAACAAAAATTTCACCACATGTTCTTGAAGAACAGAGAGAATTGAATTACCAATATCTTCAGTCTTATGAATTTACAGACGAAGATGTTGAGGAATTGTGCGCACCAACAATCAACTATTTAAAAGATGCTATGTGTGGTGACTACTCTTCTACTATTAAATTTCTTGGTATTAACGAAAATACTGATGTAAATTCATGGCAACGTGCTTTGTATACAAGTGAATATATGTTGGGAGATCCATATATAATTGACTCTGTACATAGATATATCAAGAAAAAAATGAATGATGCGAAGATTGGCAAATTATTTGTAAATGGTAATTATCAGATTGCAAGTGGCGATCCATTTGCTCTTATGCAATCTCTTTGTGGTTTGGAAGTTACAGGTTTATTAAAAGCAAATGAATGTTATTCAAAATTTTGGATTGATAAAAATGAAGACGAAATTGTACTCTTTAGAAGTCCAATGACAAGTCATAATAATATTCGAATGTGTAATATCAATAATTCGGATGAATGCCAGTACTGGTATCAATATATGAATACTATCATGATCATAAACGGTTGGGATTCATTTTGCATGGCTGAGAATGGGGAAGATTGGGACTCGGATCTGAACTTTTCTACTAATAACCCTATTATGAAAAGACGCTATAGATACTTACCTGCTATCGAATGTGTTCAGCGAAATGCAGAAAAAATTGTTGTTACTGAAGCTGCTGTTAAAAAGACAAATAAAGCAGGTATGGGAAATCAAGTTGGAACAATCACTAATTATGTCACATCTATGATGGAAGTTCAATCTCATTTCGAGAAAGATTCACCTGAATATAAAGAATTAGAATATAGAATAGAATGTGGTCAGCTCTATCAGCAAAATGAGTTGGACAAAATTAAGGGAATTATTGCAAAACCAATGGAAAGCAGTTGGTACAATTTAGGGGCTTGCGGAGAGAATAAATATTTGCAATCTCTTTGTGCATATAGAAAACCATACTTTATGATTTATGTTTACGATGAAACAAAAAGACAGTACAAGCAATACATTAAAGAAAGTAATGCTAAATGCTATGCTATCTATAAATGTTCTATCGAGGATTTACATAATAAAGATACTCTTACAAAAGAACAAGAAGATTTTCTTTTTTGGTATGAGAGAAAAATGCCAGTTGGTACAGGGAATTGTTCCATGAATCAGATTTGTAAATATGTTGAAAGTCAGTTAGATAGTTACAAATCTCAATTACATAAGGACTCTTCATTTGATTATAATACATTGAAGGTTAAAAGGCGTTGTACTGAAGAACACAGACAAGCTCTGCGAGAACTTGAACAATATTATTGTGAATGCATTAAAGAATATAAAAAGAAACAGGGAAAAGAAAAAGGAATACAGCTAAATAGAACTGATATCTTTGATAAACAGGATGAATTCGACAAATATTATCAACGTGCAAGTATGGTTGAAATGTTTAAGAAGAAAGCTGAAAAAATATGTCCAAATGATGATGAACGTATGAACATCATTCTTGATATGACTTATGGATATAAAGGTAATAGACAGTTTTGTTGGGATTGCATTGGAGAATTAATTATTAAGCGTTTAGAAGAAATGGAGGAAGAAGTTGTATATACTGAATGAAAAAGAATATATTAGAGAGATGTTAGCGTCTGGCAACAAACTAGACAATATCTCGAATGGATATCTGATAACATTGATTGCTAAGTATTATTTTGACAGAGGTAAAGATTCAAATATTTTAATTGATACAGTCAAGAAAAAAATGCTTGAATTCAATATTGAAGGATATCAAGAATATAGATATGCCAATAAAATCAAAAAAACATGTATTGATTTATATGATTCGGAATCTAAAAATCTCTTTAGGGAACTTGAATATGTTCCTATTTATGAAAAAGAATTAAAAGTTGTGGAGTCTCTTCCAAATGATCGCCAAAAGAAATTTATGTTTACATTATTTGCTATTGCAAGATATATGGATTGTGAAGGTTGGATAAATAAGAAAGACTCAAAAGGTCTTTCAGAAGTATTTAAACTTGCCAATGTTACTCTCTCATCTGATAAAAAGAATGAATTGTTGCATGATTTATATAGTAATGGCTATATTCATTTTGGAAAAAAGGTGAATAATCTTAATATCAAAATAGATTTAGGAGACACTGATGATGATATTGCCTATAAGGTAACTAAATTTGAAAATATTGGCAATCAATACATAGGGAATTTTAAAAAGGGTTATAAGCAGTGCGCAAATCCTGGATGTGGAAGAAAAATTAAAATAACCAACAATAGGAAAATGTATTGTTCAAAATGTTACAAGGAAATAAATGAAGCTAATGCAAAAGAACGAATGAAAAAATATAGAGAAAAGCAAAATGTTACTTTTTAGAAAAGTCTGAAAACCCTTGATTTACAAGGATTTTTGGCACATTTTTACGAAAAATTCGATTTTCTTAAATGTAGATATAGTGAAATATTTACGAAAATATGATACAAAAACGATTGTCATGGAAGAAACAAACCGACAATCTTTGTATGTCTGCTCTGCTGCTCTTTTGAGTGGCATTGCAGATTTAGAATGAAATCAGCTTTTCTTGGCTGATAAAACAGAGAATATAATAGTGTAACCAAAAACACATTATTTGAATAAAAGGAGAAATGAACATGAATTTAAAGGAATCTTATCGTTATGCAAATTTTCTTGAGGATTTATTAGACTCAGCAAAAAATTATCTTGGGAGAGATGATTTTGTAACTACGACAAAAGAAGATCATCTTCGTTCAAAAGCAAATAAAGATGCAGAGGATGAACTTGGTGTAGTTGTTGCAAAGCAGATAGATGTTGACTTTACACCTAATCAGGTCATTGATTTTATTGTTAAGGTTGTCAACGAGAAAGAAAAGCTTTTCACAGCTATTGCAGATGCAAAGTCTACAACAGAGATTAATATTGATAACGCTATTAGTCTGAATAAAAGAAAGCAGTCTATTATTTCTACATTCCAAATGCTTGCTAAGCGTAAGCCAAAAGAAACTCAGACAACAGGCAGAGATTATAAGTTTGATATTAATGGCGAGCAGAAACCATACAACTATAATATTAATAGAATTACAAGTATAGATTATGACAGAAATACCGTTAAGAATCTTATCAAGAAATATCGTAAAGAGTGTGATGAGATTTCTTCAAAACTTGATGAAATTGAGATTACAACACAGGTTAATTTTACACCATTGTTTGATGTAAATGATTCTTTTGAGGATTTGGTTGTGGGTTAATTCCCACACCTCTCTTCTATCGGATGTTTAAAATAGGGCTGAGATTGATTTTTATAATTGTCAATCGGTTCAGATGCAGATGAACTATAATGCTGCAAGGCTGGATATTAGCCATATAATATTAAAAATAGTAAATAATGCGTTGCTTAAATGCAAGATATTACATATAAACAAAACAAGAATATTTCATAAATATTACATTATTAAGTCTCATGTATGTTTGAGGAAAATTACATTTGAAAGTGTCGTTATATGTATTGCTATTTGCTACTTTGTTATTTTGTAATTCTGTCAGTTTGATATATTGAAAATTTGGTATTTTGTCATACGTGTCATGAAGATTCTTAATAGAATTAAAACTTACTGAAAGTATAATTGGTGATATAAAAATATCATAGAAGAATGAACAATTTTTAATTGTTAATAATTATAAAGCTTATCTATATTCGTATAGATATATCAAATTGATTGAAATTATGAGAACATTTTCAGTTCTATTTTAAATATCTGATAGATTTTGGAATTCATATCGTACCTCTTTCTTATAAATCGGTGGCTGTGCTACAATTCTTGCAGCATGGTTGCCGATTATTCTCTAAATATTATCGTACGGTGTTCTAAAGGAAGGATACAGGGTTCATATCCCTGTGATCAGGGTTCGAATCCCTGCTGCGCAACTCGGTTGGCTTGACAACCATTAAGATAGCATATCGTGAGGTATGTAAAGATAGTCTTACACGCTATCGCTGTAGAAATACAGTCAATTCAAGCAAAACTGACATATCGGAGTCTCAAAAGGACTCGTTTCGTATCGGTAATGAGGTAAATCCTATGCGGAAATAGTATCGTGAAATAAGGGATGATAAGCACATTCAGGGGCGACCGCTGAGAATGGTGTTTTTGACTGCAAATCAAATAATCCATGCAAACTTATGAAGATATGACGATGAATCAGGAGGATATATAGTCTGAGTGCTTATTACATAATGGCGGTATCCATTTATGTGAGTGAACAGGTAAATGCCTAATTAGCTTATATGAACGTTTAGTAGGGATGATAACCGAAAGATATGATGGTGTGGAGTATTCTTATTCTCAAAAGGAATTGGAGCTTCTGGTGTTGCACATCATCTGTATGAACAACTTTCTATGTATGTGATTTAATAACAATTGATTACAAATATCAAAATTATTGGATGAATAATTCTTATCAAATTATATAAAAATATTACAGCGAAAGTCAACATCTATGCGTATTAAAAGCGGTTTAATAGTGTAATCTTTGGATAATACACTCACTGAGAAGTCTCGCAAGGCTTTAAAGTGTTTGGTCGAATCTGCACAGTTCTCTTAGCGGAGATTTACGGCAAGGCATTGTCGATGGAATGAGGACATCAGAGTAGATACGTAGAAATAGAGATCAGCCACTCTATAAACAAGGCAATCGTGGGAAATACTATATGTGTGCATTAGCAGCATATGGTGGATAACGAGAGAATACATAATGCTCGTAAAGATTTCTGAATGTGCGTATAATCTCAGCGCATATAAAAATGTAAGGATCTCATACTTCGGTATGGGATTTTTTATTTTGGGAATTAGTTCAGTTTGGTAGAACGCATGATTTGGGATCATGAGGTCGTAAGTTCGAGTCTTACATTTCCAATTATTCTGTTATTGCAGAAAATATAAAGTAAAGGTCGTGAACAATATAATACTTATTACTCAGAGAGAATCTGTTAAATTACAGGAATTAGGTTATAACTTTGCAAGTAGGTTTGAGGATGGATTATTACATAAAAGTAAAAGCTCTCATCCAAAATATTACCTTAGTGAAGATAAAGCAGCTCTAAAGGATTTATACAAGTTAAGAAAAAATTCAATCGTCAAGTAGACGAAATATATGAGGAAGGTGGTGTCTGTTATTGGAATACAAATTATTCCTAGATACCAATGCTCTTTTAAATTTACAAAAAGAAGCATTTAAAGAGCCTTTTGTGATTTCACAAAAGACATTAGAAGAAATTGAAAATATCAAAACATCGGGTTATAAAGATGGTGAAGTTAAATATAAAGCAAGACAGGTCTCTCATTTACTTGATAAATGTTATGGGAAATACGAAGTGGTTGCTAATGATGAAAATGTTAAGCAGGTTGTTAGAGATTTTCAATTAGATGAAACTCCTGATAATATAATATTAGCATCTGCATATTCTTATAATTTGAATCTATCACCCATTATTGTATGTACAGATGACTTGAATTGTAAATTTATTTCTAAGAATATTTTTAAACTTGTTACAAAAGGTGTAGATGAATTAAATATCGTTAAAAATATTAATGAATATACAGGGTATAAAGAGGTGATTCTTTCTGATGAGGAAATGAGTCATTTTTATTTACATACTAACGAGAATATATATAATTCTATTCTTAATGAATATCTTATTATTCGAAAATCCGATGGTGAAGTTGTTGATTATAGAAAATGGAATGGGGAAGAATATCATCCGTTATCATATAAACAAATATCCAGTCGTTTTATGGGCAAAATCAAACCAAGAAATCCGCAGCAAGTATTAGCTTTTGATATGTTACAAGATAAAGATGAAACTATAAAAATTATATCTGGTAAGTTTGGTTCAGGGAAAGATTATTTAATGATTGCTAACGCTCTTAAACTTATTGAAGAAGGTAAATTTGACAAACTCATTTATGTTCGTAATGCTATAGGTGTAAAAGATGTTAATGAAATAGGTTTTATTCCTGGTTCAAAGTTAGAAAAATTAATGCCATTTGCAATGCCTTTAGCTGATCATTTGGGTGGTCAAACTGGTTTGGAGATGCAAATGATGGCTGGTACAATCGAAATTGAACATCTTGGTTATATACGTGGAAGAGACATTAAAAATACTATCATTTATGTAAGTGAAGCAGAAAATCTTACAAAAGAACACGTACAGTTATTAATTGGACGAGTTGGTGAGGGTTCAGCTTTATGGATGAATGGTGATTTTAAACAGACTGATTCAGCTTTATTTAGAAGTAATAATGGTTTGCTTTCTACTGTTCAAAAACTTGCAGGACATGAAAAGTTCGGATATGTTCAGCTTCAGAAAACAGAAAGAAGTGAAACTGCTGCTATGGCAGACTTATTAGATTAATCTCATTATAGAGAAATATTATGAATTTGGAGGCTTAATTGCCTATGAATAAAGATTATTTACAGTTAGAGTTTGATAATTTAGGAAGTGAAGCGAATTACAAACTTGCAGATCCTACTCTTGTTGACTATTATAAACGATTAAATAATCGTGAAATACTTATCAATCAGGATATTGATGATGGAATTGTAGAATGGACTCAGGAAATCGTTGAATGGAATCGTGAAGACAAGGATATAGAAATTGTCGAAAGAAAACCAATTAAGATTTGGATTAATTCAAATGGTGGCTCTCTCAATGCAATAAATGAGCTTATTAATATTTGTAATCTTTCTAAAACACCGGTATATGCTATTGGTATGGCAAAGTGTTATTCCGCAGGGGGACTTTTACTTATGGGTATTCCAAAGGGTAACAGATATATTCTGTCATCCACTGAAGCACTCATTCATGATGGTTCTACAGGTAGTTATGGAGATACTGGTAAGGTGCTTGATGACTTAGAAAGAACTAAGAAGATTGAGGAAGATACAAAACAGTTTATTCTTAGCCATACAAAAATTACTGAAAGCGAATATGATAAAAATTATCGTAAAAATTGGTGGTTAGACGCTAACGAAATTATTGAAAAAGGTGTGGCTGACCACATTATAACAGATATTGAGGAATTATTTTAACAATGGAGGGCGTACTGCTCTCCTATTTTATTGGAAGAAAAGGAGATTTTAAAAATGGCAAATTTTGTTTTTAAGGAAACTAAGCAGACTTCTATGAAGATTGCAGGTATTATTGATACAGATAATATGACTGTTGAAGTAGATGGCGAAGAAAAGAAACTTGCTACTCTTCTATCAGTATTTAACGGTGGCAGTGTTGAAATAAATGTGAAGGTAAAAGAGGAAAGTGAACTCGATGAGCCTACTGAATCTAATGAAGAATAGAGAGTAGGTGAACTATATTTATAATTTCGAAGAAGAATTAAAAAAATATGGGCTAACCTCATCAACTTATGAACAAGTTTTACAAGAAATTTCTAATAAAATGTCTGGTATTTCAGATATAGATTGGAAAGAAATTGTAGATAAATATGATATTAAATGTCATTATGATAGCGTCAGAAAGGCTAGTCAGACCATATTTGGCAATTATTTTGTTAGAGAATATTTAAAAGCTAAAAACATAACAGAAAAAAGTACTACTCTTGATGATGCTAAAGAAGTATTAGGTGAACAATATATTGTTAAACAGCAAATACATAATGATAGATTGAAACTCAATAAGTTAAAAAGAGATTTAGTTCCTTGTATTACAGTTGCAGATGAATTGAAGCAGTATATGAAAGATAATAATTTCTCAATGGAAATTCCTACATATATGTACTCTTCTGTTGAAGAAGAATCTGATTACACTATGATATGTCATATTACTGATTGGCATATTGGCTATATAATTAACAATTGTAATGGTAATAATTTTAATTGGGAAATTGCTAATGAAAGAATAGATAAATATATTTCTGAATGTAAAAAATATATTGAATTATATAATGTTCGTCAGGTTTTAGTTATATCAACAGGTGATATGATTGAGAATTCATATATGAGAGAAACACAAGCACATAATTGTGAATTTCTGCAATCAATGCAAATACACAAAGCTACCAAACTCATATATAGACTATTAGTCGCTTTAGCTGAAGATTGTAATGTTATATTCGGTGGTATTGCTGGAAATCATGATCGCATGTCAGGTGATAAGAGAAAGAATTATGAGGGCGACAACGCAAATGTGCTTATTACTGAACATATTAAAGATTTGGTTGATGTAAGTGGCTGTGAACGCATTTCTATATTAGATACAAATTATAATGATTCTGAGATAAATATTACTGTTTGTGGTTTATCTTGTAAATTTATTCATGGTGATAAATATAAAAATGATAGATATAATCTTGCAAAAATCATTTCTAGTGATAATCAGTTTTATGATTTAATCTTTAGTGGACATCTCCACAATTTTTCCATTCAGTCAGAAAATCATGGTAGATATGCTATATCTACAGGCTGCTTAAGCGGATTCAATGATTTTTCCAAAAATTTTTATTGTAGTAGTGTAGCATCTCAAACAATAGCAATTTTAAAAAATAACGAAGTTGAAATGATAAAGGATATTCAGCTTAGTTAATTATATTTTGTTCTTACGAGGATAGTTTGTACTACCCTCTTTTATTTTTATTTATTTTATATAGGAGGAATATATAATGTCTACATATAATGTACATGCAGGTCACTGTCCGCAGGATGAGGGTGCTTATGGTGCGGTTGGTATTTTACAGGAGTCTGTTGAAGATAGAATTGTTAAGAATGCTGTAATTGCCAAGTTAGAAAACCTTGGACATACTGTTTACGATTGCACTTGTGATGAAAATACATCGCAGAATGGTTGTTTAGCAGCGATTGTTGCTAAATGTAATTCACATAATGTTGATTTAGATATATCTATACATCTTAACTCTGGTAGAGATGATTACGAAGGTGATGATTCTACTGGTGGTACAGAAGTTTATGGATATGACACTGGAACAGAAGAAATTGGTTCGAAGATTTGTGAGGCAATTTCAGAAAAACTTAATATTAGGAACAGAGGATTTAAGATCAATCAGGGGCTTTATGTTCTTAGAAGCACACATTCTCCTGCTATTTTAATTGAATGTTGCTTCGTGGATGATAGGGACGATGCAAACAGATGGGATGCTGAAGCCTGTGCAGAAGCTATTGTTGAAGCTTTGACAGGAGAAGTTGTATCCGACAATTCTGATGAAGATTGTTCTAACAATGATAGTTCAGATAATAATGAAACTACAGGTGGTAGAACTAATGATTTAGGTCATGTTGATGTTTACTATAGGGCTAAGACAGACCGTTGGTGGGATGAAGTTCATGACACTGACGACTGGGCTGGCGCTGGTGACGATCAGGCAATTACAGGTATTGCCATTGGTGTTAGTGAAGGTTATGTAAGATATCAGGTTCACTTACTTAATGGTGGTTGGCTTCCTGAAGTTGATGGTTATGATATTGATGATGACGAAAATGGTTACGCAGGAAATGGCAGAACACCTATTGATGCATTAAAAGCAGTATTTTATACACCCGATGGTTATGAATATCAGTGTTTATATATGCAAGTATCACCAAAGGGTATGGACGAATATTACCCTGTTCAGATAGATGATCAGACTGTAAATGGTCAGGACGGATATGCTGGATGCTTCGGAAAATACATTGATAAGGTTCAGCTTTGGGTTGAATAAGATTTTTTGAGGAGTAGACCATATTGGCTGCTACCCTCTTTTATTATTAAATCGGCACCTATTATTAAAAGTGTCAAAATATTACTGATTAAAAGGAGATTTTTATAAATGATTAAAACAGAGTTAATTAATGCAATCGCAGAAAGAATTGAAGGAGCTAAGAAGGGTGATATTGCTGTTATCCTTGATACTTATGCAGAGGTTATTACAGATACATTAAAGAAGGATACTACAGAGTCGATTCCTGTAGGTAAGCTTGGTAAGTTTAAGGTTAAGGACGTACCTGAAAGAACAGGTAAAATTATGTTAGGTGAAAGAGCTGGCGAAACATACGTAACTCCTGCTCATCAGGAAATCACATTTAAGATGAGCAAGTCAGCAAAGCAGCTCTAATTTGAAAGGTCGTGATTATTATAAAAACATTACATTTTGAAGACTATGAAGATTTTGCCTGTGTCATGTCAGATGTATACGACAGAGTGAAATCTAATGACGAATATAATTCAGTAGATGTTATTGCAAAGTATGAAGACGCAAAAGAGATTGTTCGTAAACTTATTGGAATCGGATATGGTATTGCATACATTACTGAACTTGCAGATGTTGAATATGATGGTTATGATGATGCTTTCGTTATCAGCTTATTAGATGATGAAATTTGGTGCGAACCTGTAAAGAGAGATGACAAGTATATCTTTGTTGAAGCCGATGTCGTATATATTTTTGATGATTGTAATTCTAAGATTATTCCGAAGATTGAAGCTGATGAGGTATATGAAGTAGAAATTGGTTATGAGTATGATAACTGTGATGGCGATTGTGAGAATTGTGATTGTTATAATGTAGATACTACTTCTACCTATAAGATTAATGGTAGATATGTAGACAAGGAAACTTATGAAAAGTATATCGAAGATATTCAGAAAAAATATTTAGAAAAATTTAAAAAATCAATTGAATATTGGGGAATTTGCAATGAAATGAATGAGTATTCCATGTTACTTAATCGGTGAATGAATTATTTAGAGTGTGTGGTGTGTGCTGCACACTCTTTTATTATCCTCTCATAGACCACTAAAGATGTGGGGCAGTCTGTAAAACTGTCATCTTCGGATCGGCTTGGAGCATTACCAAGTGGGAGGACTAGGTTAATCTGTTTGATTAATAAAGAGAATTATAAACATAAAGTTTATCTCTACCTTCAATAAATTAATAGATTGGAGGAATATAATGGCGAGTAAATTATATAATTTTTCACCTGAACAATTACAAAGCTTGCTAGATTCAAGAAATACATATACAGAAATTCTTAGAGTCGCAGGTATAAATTCATCAAGTAGTACAAATACGTTAAAAAGAATCATAAAAGAATATAAATTAGATACTTCTAAATTTGAAGAAAACAGAAAATTATATAAACAACAAATGGCAAAAATGTCTTTATGTTCAGAATATAATATTGAATCGAAATTACATAGAAATACAAAAACAAATAGTCATAAATTAAGAAATAAATTGATTGAATTCGGTTACAAAGAAAGTAAATGCGAATTATGTGGTATATCCGAATGGCTAGGAAAACCTGTTAAATTACAATTGCATCATATTGATGGCAATCATGATAATAACGAATTATCAAACTTGCAAATATTATGTCCCAATTGTCATAGTATGACAGATAATTTTGGTGTATATAATTCCAAAAGAGCAAAAGAGCCAACATTAGTATGTAGCGAATGTGGTATAAAAATTAGCAGTCATAGCAAAAGTGGACTATGTGTTTCTTGCTCACACAAGCATAAGAGGGAAAATGCAAAAACAAAATATATTAATAGAGTTAAAATTATTTGTCCATGTTGTAAAACAAATTTAATGAATTCAACATCTACAATGTGTGAATCTTGTTATAACAAAAAGAGAATAGAAAAATTATATAATATAATTTCACGAGATAATTTAAAAGAATTGATAAGATCTACCTCGTTTACTCAAATTGGCGATATGTATAATGTTAGTGACAATACAATACGAAAATGGTGTGATAAATATAATTTACCAAGAAAAGTATCAGAAATACAAAAATATACAGAAGAAGAATGGATAAATATTTGAAAGAAGTAGCTTAGTTTACCACTATCCTACTTCTTTTTTATATATGAAAGGAAGTGAGATTATTGAATGGTAAAATAGCAGATAAATTAGATCCAGTTACAGATGAGGAATGGGCAGAGGTTAATGAGTTTAATAGAAATATGGTTGAAGATTACCTCAGTAATCAGACTCATCTTTCACCGCATAGTTTACATGCTTATAGGTCTGCATTAAAGATATTTTTCGTATGGGTTAAAAATAACCTAAATAACAAAAACTGCATAGAAATTAGAAAGAAAGAATTTCTTCGCTATATGAATTTTCTTGCTAATCGTGGGCTATCTGAAGCTGCAATTAAATTTAAAAAGTCTTCTGTCAGTGCATTGAATAAATTCATCGAGAATTTCTACGATGAGGACTATCCTACGTTCCGTAATTATGTAACTGCTGAGATGCAAGTGCCAAAAACAGGTAAGGTTTTTGCAAAAGAACCATTAACGCCTGATGAAATGGATAACTTATGTTCTGTATTGGCTGAACGTGAAGAATGGCAAAAATTAGCATATGTAAAGTTTACATATTCTACAGGATGCAGACATGCAGAGAGTTTACAGTTGCTCAAAGAGGTTGTTAATTATGAGCCTAAGAGGAAAATTGTAACAATTGTCGATGAAGATGGTAAAGAACAAGAAGTAGAATCTGTTTCTTACAAAACACATGAGATTCGTTGCAAGGGACGTAGTGCCGTTGGTAAGGTTAGAAAATTGCAGTTTGGACAAGATGTAATGGACGCATTAAAGAAATGGCTTGAAGTGCGTGGCGATGATGATTGCCCTTATATGTTTGTCGTAAAAACTAAAGATGGTTCAAAGGTACGACAGATTGGATATAGTGCATTCAATGATTGGTGCATAAATGAATTTTCTGAAATTGTTGGCAGGAGAACGACTCCACATAATTTCCGGAGAAGTCGTGCAACCAATCTGGTATGTTATGACCATCGTGCATTGGAAACTGCACAGAAACTTTTGGGACACGAATCTTCCGAAACAACTCAGATGTATGTCATCCGTGAGGACACAGAAGATGCCGATGAAGCTTTCGTCTAACATCAACAACTCAATCTTAACAAGAAAGCATAGTAATGTGATATTTGAGCCGAGAGGTGACGACAATGTAGAGAATAAATAGACATAACAAGCTGCTCACATCCAAAAGAAGTGAGGGCGGTCTGTCAATCCGTTGATAGATTTTTACAAGTGAGCTGTCACTGACCGATATGTGACATAAATATAAAGGTCGGTTTGCGAAATTATTGACCTTTGGAATGGTCTAAAACTTTCCACTGCTACTGCTCATTGGCGGTGTTATGGAGAGGTCTTGCCTTAGTAGACGATTAACATATCTTGGCATTTACTATTCATGTAGCATTGTAAGACCTACTTCTTTCCTACCGACATCTCGGATCATCGGTTTCTCTCAGCCTTCAGAAACGAGAAGATGTTCGTGCTTCTCTACGTTAATGAGAACCCTTAAAATAAACGGTTGCTCATACACATATTATGCATTTGACGTGTAAGATACACGAGTTAGGAATGAGAATAATTAGGCAAGCATGAATTAGGTTGCGGATAAGCGACCATATTCTAAAAAACTGGATGTGTACAGTCCAATATCAGCTAGTTAGTGCTTTATGCTGATTTTATTGTAGCATAGTAGTTTTAAACATTTTTAGCTGATGACTAATATGGAGAGAACTTCATCACTTCTCCTACTATGCTTTAATATTGACTCGTAGCTCAATGGTAGAGCACTCGATTGTTAATCGAGGCGTTGTGGGTTCAAGCCCCACCGAGTCAGCTATGGCTCTATGGTATAAAGGTAATTACATCCGACTGTCTATCGGAAGATTTGGTTCGATTCCCAATAGAGTCGCTGTGTTAGTAGCTTAGTAGGTTAAAGCGTCAGATTGTGGTTCTGAATATCGTGGGTTCAAATCCCACCTAACACCTAATGATTAAAAGGAAAACGAAAATAAAAGAAAGGAGTGTACATATAATGGCAAGTAGATTATCTATTGAAAATGATAGATTAAAAGTCGGGCAAGTAAAACGAGTAACATCGAATAATGGAAATAAAATTGATTCTATTACTCTTCTGCTTAATGAATCTGTGGAAGTTTTATTTGCGCCAAATGGAAATACATTGGAATTTACGGTATCAAATCCGAATATTGATATGAGTAATTTGGACTGTACTATTGATAAAGAGACTTTAAGGGACTTAGTAATCAGTTTTAAAGATGCATACAACCAAATAATTGCAAACGAAAGTGAGGGTACAAATTCATGAAATTAGATCAGGTGTTTAAAGTAGAAAATGATATTGCAAGTGTAGATATTGCAGTTACAAGTTTGGGAACTGCGGATTTAACTAGCGAGCAGGAAAAGGAATTATTAGCAAACTATAATAAATATATCGAGTATAGTAAAATTCAGTTCAAGGGAAATATCAAGCTTAATAATGGTGTTCCAGAAGTAACAACAGATCCAAAAGACGATTCTACTATTGTTGAATTGGAGATTACGGATGTAACAAATGAGAGAAAACTTATCAATGAAGATTTGGCATTTCATTTTGAAAGAGATGTAACAAAATATCCTGATACAGTATTAAATACTGTTCTTGATAAGAAGGAACTGTATGCACAGGCTCAGTGTGTATTATTTGCTACGAAAGTTAAGGAAGCTGTTACTGAGAAGTTAGCTGAAATTCGTGCATTGAATAATACTTTTGAAGGAACTACAGAATATACTCTGTGAAAATAATGGGTGGTACTCTTCCACCCTAAATATGGCTCTGTGGTCTAAAGGCAAGGACACCGCCATTTCACGGCGGTAAACAGGGGTTCAAATTCCATACAGGTCATTTTATGTCCATTGCGGTCTTCGGACTGGCACTGTTGTAATAATAGGATGCGTTCTATGCAGCTTAGATGAAAGCTCGGAGTTTGAGGAGATAATGAGAAAGACAATAAAATATTTTGTTTACTTTTAGTTAATATTGGTATATAATATTTTCATCAAATAATAAAGCGGGGTGAATATATTATGGCATTATTATCATTTAAAAATGTCTATGAAGCAAATATTCCGTTTAATAGTGCGGATGAATTATCATTTGATACAAGAAGAGATATTGTAACTGGTGAGGTTACAGAATATCTCGTATACTGTGATGGTATGGAACAAGAGGTTGATAAGGCAACTTATGAAGCTCTTGTTAAACTTCAAAGATAATTAATTTTTCTTTTTATACTTTTAATTTTATATTTGTTATTAAAAGAGTTGTTTCGTTTGAGACGACTCTTTTGTTATATGCACCTATCTTTTGGCAAGAATGAAGTCTCCAAAACTTCTAACCTGTGTTCGATGCGCAGTGGGTGTGCTAAGTGAAGTAAATTGCACTTTCATTGGAAATTTAATATTGAAATTTTTTTGAGAAGTCATTTCGTATGAAGTGGCTTCTTTTTATTATATCAAAAAAAATAAAGGAGGATTCTTTCATGAAAAATATGAAAAATCAAAATGACAAAGAACTAATTTATACGGAAAGTAAAACATTGAGAAATGAAACATTGGATAATGTATCTTATGACTTTCTTGACAAAATGAAGGTTATTCCATATCTGACAGATGATATGGTTGTTACAGTTCAACAAGCAGCAAATTATTATGAGTGCAGTATGGATACAATCAAAACCTTAATTAAAAGAAATCGTGATGAATTCGAAGAAGATGGTATGGTTGTTTTAAAAGGGCAAGAATTAAAGAAATTTAAGGAAGAACTAGGGGTAGGTTCAAATGAACCTAGCCTATCATATGCTTCAAGTCTTACTATTTTAACAAAAAGATCTTTACTTAGAATCGGTATGCTAATGACAAGTAATTTGTTAGCAACAAAGATTAGAAATTATCTTCTTAATATTGAAGAGAAAACAGAGATTGATAGAAAATCATGGGCTATTCAGCGTGAAGTTGGAATTATTGAAAGAAAGAGAATGACTTCTGCTATTTCAAGATATATTCCTGAAAGTAAGCATAAGAAATTTGCTTATCCGAATTATACTAATATGATTTATAAAGTAATTTTGGGATGTGACGCAAAATCACTTAGATTAGATCGAAATGTAAAAACGAACGATGCTTTAAGAGATAGTTTTACAGAAGATGAATTGAAAAAAGTTGAGGAAGTAGAAACTATTGTTACTGGTTTGATTAGTATGGATTTTACATACAAACAAATTGAACAAATGCTTAAAGATAGGTTTATTAAGAAGATTGATAAAACAGCTTAATCATAGCTGTTATTTTTATGCTCATTTTTAAGGAGAGTGGTTGCTACTACTCTCCTACTATTTATGCACCTTTAGTTTAATGGTAGAACAAACGTCTCCAAAACGTTATGTAAGGGGTTCAATTCCTTTAAGGTATGCTTAATTTAATTATAATTAATCGACATACAATGTTACGTCTGATATAATTACACGAAGACTGTGATAACCTCCTCCCAAACTAAAATATTCTCCATTATTATAATATCTTATTTCAAGCCACTCTGAATCCTTAATATTAATTTCAGGAATCTCTATTTGACTTGTTGTTCGACTAAGTGTTGATGAAGACCATAAAGAATTAAATTCAGTATCATTACTTTTAGTTCCTATTTCAATCCACCCCTTTAATTGAGTATCACTTCTATTTTCACTTTCATCAGAAATAGCAATAATACCATTTAAAGCAGTATATTTTTTACCCAAATAAAAAGTAGCATATCCATAACTTGATTTTCCTTCTGCATATGTAATAAATGAATTTGTAGTAGAATACTTATTTCCAACCGTATCTTCCAATGGTTTATCCTGATTTTGAGTAAAAAATCTTGAAGCGGATATTTTAAGATCTGATAATTTAATCGGCTGATTATTGTTTATTTCATCTATTTTATCGCTTAACATTTTATCATTATCAACAAGAGTTATGCCATCGTTTAATAATTCAATAGCTTCATTATATTTTCTTTGAGAAATAAACGAATCTGCATTTGACAATAAAATTAAAACATACTGAGCTGAATATTTCGTATATAAATTATCAATATCTGTCGAACGTGATTTTGAATTTTTTAAAAGTGTTAAACATTGCTGATAGTTAGCTTCATTCCAATATTGGGTAGCATTTTGGATAATCTTATTTATCTCATCTGTTGAATTTTGTTGATTGATTAAAGCTTCATATTTGCTTATTTCTTCATTTAAAGACTCTATTTCGTCTTTGTCTTCTTTTCTTTCTTGATAAATAGCTTCAAGTGCTTGTTTGTATGACATTTCTTTGTCGACAAAATCAAAGCGAGTTGTTATTGAATCCATAATCTCTCCTTCTGTAAAGTAATTTGTAATAATTCCTGTTAATATAGCTGGAATAATTATTATCGCTAAACTTTTAATAATTTTTAATAATAATTTTATTCTTGAGTTATCCATAATTTTCTCCCTCCTAATTAGTAATTTATGTATTTATTTTAATACATAAATAAGCAAAATACAATTATAAAGAATTTATTTTTAAATTTTTGTTATAAAAAAAGAGAATAAATATATAGCCAACTATGAGAGGATTGTTACTGTTTCGATTGCAGGTGGTTGGATTTATGGAGTGAGAAACCTTTGACTGATCATCACAGGTATAGTAGATACTCGCACTACTCTCTCACTCTATTTTAATTGGTTTTGCGAGTGGAAAGCGAGAAATAAATTATGAGTAAAAGATTTACACCTAAAGATTACGAGATAATATGTGGAGTTTATTCAATAACCAACAAATTGAATAATAAAAAATATATTGGAAAATCTGATAATATTTATGTTAGATGGGATGAACATAGAAAAGATTTAAATAAAGGTGTTCATCACAATAAACATCTTCAAAGAGCATGGAACAAATATGGTGAAGAAAATTTTATATTTGAAATTGTAGAAAAATGCAAAAATGATGATACAGCATACCAAAGAGAACGCTATTGGGTAAGATACTATGATTCATTTAAAAACGGATACAATATGAACGAAGGTGGAACTGGTGGTTTGGGATATACTCATACAGAAGAAAATATTGAAAAAATGAGCAAGCTCCAAAAAGAGAGAATGAAGAATCCTAAAGCAAGAGAAAAATTATCTCAGGCACACAATGCTTTAAAAAGACCGCTTGTTCAAATTAGTTTGTTAGACAATTCAATTGTAAATTGGGATTCCAAGAATAAGGCAGGTAAAACTTTAAATCTTTCTATTGCAGGAATATATACTGCTCTAAATTCAGAAAGTCATTTTGCTTATGATAGTTTATGGTTTTATGAAGAAGACTATAAACATTTAGAAACATCTTCTTATTCATTAAATTCTGACGTTTATCACAAATATGCAAAATATCATCAATATAATTTTAAAGGAGATTTACTGAAAATATGGACATTTGATGAATTAAATGCATCAAATTATAGAAACAATACCATTTTCAAGTGTTGTGATTTTCAAAAAGATTATTACGAAAATAGTATATGGTTATACGAGAAAGATGTTGATAAGTTAAATGAAATATTGCCTAAATATAAAAGTAAAGCAAATATATATTGTGAACCTGTTGATGTGTTTGATTCAGATGGTAATTATATTCGTTCCTCTAAAAGTATTTATGATGAATCATTAATATCAAATCTTAGAACATATGATATATATCTATGTTGTATTGGTGAAAGAAGATCTATACATAATTTTATATTTAAGTATAAAAACAAAGCATATTTGTATGAAAACGGAGAAAAAGAAGGTTTATTAAAAAGAGAAAAACAAATGTCTCATATTAAGAAAAAAATTATTCAATATGATTTAGATATGAATGTTATAAGAATATGGAATTCAATAACTGATATACATAATGAATTAGGTTATGATAGAGGCACAATTATTAATAATTGTAAAGGAAGAACTGCCACGAGTCATAATTTTATATGGAAATATTTTAAGGAAGAGTCGGTTGCTTAAACTTACTCTTCTATTTTATTGGAATAAAAAGGAAAGGAAGTGACTTTGTGCCAAGAGTCAAAGAATATGAAATCGAAGATATAAGTAAGATGACTGTTACACAATGTCGCTCTGCTTATAAAAAATTGGTCAATGAGTATCAAAAAATAAAAAATGGTGCTTATTGTCATGAATGTGGAAAATTCAAAGGGCGTGATAAATTTTATAAGAGTCCAAAAACTGCATCAGGTCTTATTCCTGTTTGTAAAGAATGTCTTTATAAAATAGGAACAGGATATGATGAAAAAACTAAAGAAACACATGAAACAAGAGAAACTGTGATTGAGGCAATGAAAAAAGCTGATTTACCATTTTTAGAAGACTTATATGATAACTCTTGTAGTGCTATCACAAATGAGGTAAGTGGTAAGAAACGTGGCACTGGATATAGTCAAATGATTACATGTTTACAGAGTTTACCTCAATATTTTGGAATGACGTTTGACCAATCTGATTTTGGTGAACAAAATGTCAATGATGTGACAACTGATGTTGCCGAAAATTTTGAAAAGAAACCACAGCAAGTATCTGAAGATGTTGAAGATATGTATATTAAAAATAAACGAAGTGTTCTTAGAATGCTTGGTTATGATCCTTTTATATACGAAGAGGAAGAAGACAAACCTCTTTTATATAGTAAGTTGGTAAATTATTTTGATGATTCATTAAAAGATGATGGTTTTAAATTGGAAGCTGTAATTGAAATAGTACAGTCATTTAAAGATGTAAAACATATAAATGACACATTGGCTCAATATACAAAACAACTACAAACTCATCCAGAAATGATCGCTACTGTAAAATCTCTCACACAGACAAAAAAAGATATGCTTTCCTCTGCCCTTGCATTAGCAAAGGACAACGGTATATCTGAAAACAATAACAACAGAAAAAGCAAAGGTGCTGGTACTCTTACTGGTATCATAAAAGAATTACAAGAAATGGATTTAGATGGTTCTGAGGTAAATACATTCGATTATGAAACAAATATGGCAATCGAAGATATTATGACAAGAAATCATCAGAATCAATTAAAGCAGTTAAATCCTGATGAAAACGATTGGGAAAAAGAAGTTATTCATCAGAAAGGATTATTATTTAATCTTCAAAAAGAAAGAGATAATGCTGTTGAATTTAGTAGGTTGTTGAAAAAGGAAAATAAAGACCTTAAAGATTTCTTATTTGAAAAAGGTCTTATAGATGAGAAAGGGCAAGTAATCGAAGATGGCTGATGATAAAATTGTCCTGATGGGTGATTCTATAAATGAATTTACTCCAAAAAATTTTACTTTTTTCAAAAAACCTACTTATTATGATATGTCTGAATTAAAATTAGAGGGTTTGAAAAAATTCTCTGAAATAATTCAATGGGGGCGCAGAAACCCGGTAAAATTCTGCGAAAGATTTTTCGGCATTGAATTTCTTGATTATCAGAAATATGTATTTATGATGTCATGGATTACTCCAAATGTTGTTTGGTGTATGAGTCGTAATGCTGGTAAAACTACATTGGGTAGCCCATTCCTGATGGCTAAAACAATGTTACTGCCCAAATTTGAAGGCTACATTTTATCAAGCACAGGTTCGCAAAGTATAGGTATGATGAAGAAGATCGAGTCTATTGCTAAAAAAGAAATCGCTTCTTTTACTGGTCTGACAGATGTATTTCTAAACGAACTTGTAAAAAGTTCAAACAGCGAGGGCTTTCGGCACGATCCAGCATCTTACTCCTTTAAACTTTATTCAGGATCGAGTTTGGCTACGGTCAACTCAAATTTTGATGGATCTCGTGGTCGAAGAAGCCGACTTAATTTCTATGATGAGGCATCATATGTATCTGAAGATATGTTCGCTGCTACTCTTCCATTCGTCACTCAGAACAGTGACTTCGCTCTTGGTGGTGATGTTGATGTAACATTACTTCCACCAAATTTCCCAAATCAAGTTGTATGTGCAAGTTCAGCAGGTTCGATGGATGATGTTTTCTATAAAAGATATAAAGAAGCTGCGATGCACTCTATGGCAGGTGATAAGAATTATTTTTGTGCAGATATAGATTGTGAAGTAATTCTTCATGCTACTTATAATGGAAAAGTATATCCTGTTCCACTACTTACTCAAGCAAAGATTGATTCAGAAATGAAGATGAATCCAACTAAAGCTACCCGTGAGTATATGAATAAATTTGATTCAGACCTTGGTGATGATATTGCAGTTAAGAAATCGCAAGTTCTTAGAAATAGTGTTGTCAGACCGCCAATGCTTGTTAATGATGATAATTCTCTTATGGTCATCTGCTTCGATCCCGCCAAAAAAAGAGATAACAGCTTTGTGCTTGTTGGTAAATTACATAGAGATGATAAACGTGGTTGGCTATTAGATGTTGTAAATGGTATCAACCTGATTGATAAAGAAACACAAAAACCACTTACTACTCCTGAACAGGTGACAATACTCCAAGATATTATGGTTAGATATAACGGATATGGTGTTCCTGATTATAAAAACATTCATGGTATATATATTGATGCTGGTTCTGGTGGTGGAGCTACGCAAATATGTGATTTACTTTTTGATAATTTTTATGAGAAAAATCATAAAGGTGAAAAAGATTATGAACATCATGGATTAATTGATGCAAGCTATGATTATGCTATTCCATATGTAAAAAGGTATCCAGATGCTATAGATGTAATTCGTATGCGTGAGCCTTCTAAATATAAAGCAATTATGTATTCACAGTTATGTGAAATGATTGATCAGGATTTGATTAGTTTTACAGCAGAATATGATTATCATGGCAGCTTAACTATGCTTGAAGAAGAAAATGGGGAAGTTATTGAAAAGAATTATAAATTATCTTTTGAAGAGGAATTGGGATTAAAGCAGCTTGATGCTATGAAAGAAGAATTAACCCATATGTACAAGTATAAATCATCAAATGAAAAAGTAAGATACGATCTTGCTCCTGGTTTTGAAAATATTTTGCACGATGATAGAAGCTACTGCATGGCTTTAATGGGACACTGTTTATTTGAACTTAGAAGTCAAGATACTGTACGTCAGAAAAAGCACACCCAATCCCCATCCGACATAACAAAGCTCTTCTCAATAAGAGCGCCAAAAAAAGTGACAAGATTTTAAGAAAGGAGGTATATCACACAATTTGAGTAATACAAAAAATACAAAGCAACCTATAGTACAAAAGGTTTATACAAAAACTGATGAGTCTGGCTATGAAGTAGAACGTAAACGAGCACAAAAAATAAATTTTGCAAAGTTTCAGGAATTATTGCAGAGGAATGTAGGCAAAACTTTTACAAAAACATTCACTACATATACCAAAGAATTACTGCGAAATTATATTAGTTCGCCCAATAACAGTCAGGATAATCTCAGAGAAATATCACGATTCTTGTGTAGATATTCAATGCTTTATAAGAAACTTCTTATGTATTATCCGTCAATGCCTCTTTTCTATTATAATATTACCCAGTTAAATGATTTCACAAAAGAAATTGATCCAACTAAATCCATTAAAAATTATCAGAACTTATTGAAGAACTTCTCCAAGTTTGAACTTGCTAAAGATTCATATTCGCAGATGTATATGGCTTTAAGAGATGGATTTACTGTTTGGGAACTATATGATTCTGATGAAGATGGGAAAATATGGATGCCATTAGATGTTCAGTATTGTCGTATTTATGGTAAGACACAAGATAACCAGTGGATTGTTTATTTTGATGCCGCTTATTTTGATAAGAATGACAATAAAAACTATATCTATGGTGTAAATAATGATGGAGTTGGTACATGGTCTGAACAGCATATTAAAGGATATGAAGACTACAAAAACAATGGTCGTGACTATGAATGGTATAGATTAGATCCTAATTCTGTATTTTGTCTAACTGCGTGTCCAGATGATGAGTTTTATGCTCCTCTTCCATTCTTTCTACCTTTATTTGAGTTGATACTTGATGATATTGATTTACAGGAACTTATTAATAATCGTACAGCACTTGAAAATTATGTACTTCTTGTAAGTAAAATCCCAACCGTTCCTAATTCTGAAAATGTCGATGATTTCTCATTAAGTCTTGAACTTGTTCAGCAAATGCAGGCTCTTATTGATGAAGTTGTGCCTGAATTGGTCGGCACTGCATACAGTCCGATGGATTTGGAGATGATTACATTCCCTAAGTCAAATACAACAGAAGCAAATAATGAATTAGCACAGTCTGTTCAGAATATTTTTGCAAATGCAGGTGCTTCTCAGCTTGTTATTAGTGGTGGTTCAAGTACAAATTCGGTTGGACTTAAACATGCTATCCAAAATGATACAAGTACATGTTGGGTTTTAGTTAATAAAATCGAATCTTGGTATAATCATTATATCGAAAATGTTCTATCTGATGGATATTCGTTTAAGATACATAAAATTACTTGGTATAACCAAGAAGAATATCAGTCTACAATGAAAGATGCTGCTACTCTTGGAGGTTCAGCACTTGATTATCTCACAAGTCTTATGGGAAATCCTTATGAAGCTTATTGTAAATTAATATTTGAAAATGCAATTGGAATTAAGAATTTAATGATTCCACTTCAGACTTCATTTACTCAGTCAAATAAAAAGGATTCTGGTGGACAAACCAAAAATGATGATGATTTATCAGATAGTGCAATTCAGACTAGAGATGGTGACAAAAATGCTGGCACTTCAGCAAATAATTAATCAAGAGGTGACATACATGAAAAACAATTCTCAATTTCTATTCACCTCGGATGAGGTAACAAAAAATAACCTAACAAAATTAGGATTCTCAGAAATTCCATCTGGGGGTTCTTTTTTTATATTTATTAATGATTCAACTTTAAAATTCGATGACACTATCCCAATAGATAAAATTGGATTTACAAATAAGTTGATGTTTTAAGCCACTTTCTTGAGTGGTTATTATCATTTTAGAAAGGAGGTCGAAAAACGATATAATGTCAAAAAGAAAAATTTATTCATTAGAGGATTTATATAATTTAATCTCCAAAGATAAAGCGAATTATAGTTTTAATTCAGAAAGAACAGGATACCAGTTAGCAGTACAAGTTCCTGCACAGTTTGAAGTCATGAAAGAAAATAATGATGATTCTCTTCTATTCTGTAAGGTTAAGTTAATGCATTCTGGTGAAAACAGAAATCATTCTAGTGTTACCGATAATGCATTAATAAAGGCTTCTAAAACTTTAGCTTACAAACCTGTTTTAGCAAATTTTATGGAATATACTGATGAACAGTCAGGTGAAACATTAAAAGATTTCACCTCGCATGATATGGAATTAGATGATGATAATAATATTGTCTATATAGAAAAACAAGTTGGTTGTTTTACGTCTGACGATGCATTTCTTGAAGTTGAAGAAGAAACTGGTCATAATTTCTTATATGGTTATTGTGCTATTCCTCGTGATTACACAGCCGCTGCTTCTATTATTGAAAGAAAAGGTGGTACAAAAATTAGTGTAGAACTTGGAATTAATGAAATGCAATATAATGCTAGTTTAAATGTTCTTGAACTTACAGATGTAACAATTACTGGTGCAACTCTTTTAGGAAAAAATTCTGTCACATTAAACAATGTTGAAGAAGGCATGAAAAATGCAAGAGTTGATTTACTTGATTTTTCTGAAGAAAACAATTCTTTATTCTCTTCTATTTCAGAAGATGAACACTCTAAATTAATTGAAACTCTGGATAATCTTAATAAAACTTTATCCAGTCTCAATATAAATTCAAAAACTAATCCAACAGTTGAAAAATTTGAGAAAGGAGGAAATACAGAAATTAACATGACAAAATTTGAAGAATTACTGAAAAAATACAATAAAACTGTAGAAGATATTACTTTCGAGTATGAAGGTTTATCTGATGAGGATCTTGAAAAAGTATTCTCTACTACTTTTGGTGAATCAGAGCCTACGCCTGACACAGTTTTAACAGAGTCAGATAAGTCAGATGATGATACTGATGACGACACGGACGATAGTACTACAGATGAGCCAGACGACACTGATAACGCAGATGATGATAAGGACAAAGATACATATTCTAAGATTTTTGAGTTATCACATGAAGATGTACGTTCTGCATTATATCAGCTCTTAGCTCCAATCGAGGAGACATTAAATGAGTATTACTGGATTATGTCCGTATATGATGATTATTTCATTTATGAGTCTTGCTGTGGAAATTACTACAAACAGGCTTATACAAAAGAGAATGATGCTATTGCTTTTGATGGCGAACGTCAGGAAGTGTTTGCTGAGTTTGTAACTGCTGATGAGAAAGCTGAGTTAGAGGATATGAGAGCTAACTACTCTTCTATTTCTGAAAAGCTTACTAGATATGAAGAGGCAGAGGAAATCGCAGATAAGATGACTGTTTTTGAAGATCAGGCATATAGCAAGTATCTTGAGACAGATGAGTTCAAGAAACTCATGGATGTTGAAAATGTAAAGAAATTCACAAAGGATGAGTTAGTTGAGAAAGCAGATGCTGCTCTTGGTAAGGTAGTAAAAACTACAAAGACATTTTCTATGAATGCAGAGGAATCACATAAGGAGACAAAGCCTTCTTTCTTCGCATTTGCTAGAACTGAGCATGAATCATCATTCTTAGATGGATTACTTAAGAAATAGTTAAAAAATGAATATTAACAAATCAATCGGAGCGTCAATAGACGTTCTTTTTTATTGCAAAAAATTATTAAACAAGGAGGAAATTTAAATGATTTATACAAATTTAGCAAGCCGTGAAAAAAATATGCACGGTTTATTTGAGTCATCAGCGCTTTTAGCAACAGACGTAGGAAACATCTACGATGCACTTGTAAGAGACGAAAGTGAAAAACCTATCTCGGTAGACAATGGTGTTGCTTTAAAGATCGGAGACTACACAGGTAATGGTCTTGAGGAAAGATATGCAACTATCGCAAAGATTACAGATAAGATTGCTGTAACAGGCGCACCAGCAGAGGTTAAGACAGCACTTACAACTGAACAGGGACAGGCTTATAACTACACAAACCCAGCAGGTAAGCCAGTAAAGACATATCAGATTGCAGATCCATCTGTACATACAGATATTTTTGGTATTGCTTCTTACCAGTTCACAGATGATAGTGCAGAAAAAGTTAAGGCTGGAAATCTTGTAACTGTTGATGGTAAGGGTGCATGGATAGCTTCTGAGGCTTCTGAACTTGCTACTCTTCAGGGTACTAATGGTTTTGTTGGAAAGGTTCACAGTCTTTCAGTAGGTACATATTACACAATTGTTCGTATTCAGGTTCTTCAGAACAAGGATATTGCGTAAGAGAAGGGAGGATTAAATAGATGAAAGATATTACATGTTTCAGTGCTAACGTTTTAGCACAGTTCGACAATAAATATGACAACATGCTTGAGTTCAACTCACTTATGATGGACGCAAGCAATAGCGTATATGAGAAGTATTCTAAAGAGGATACACAGACAATTCTTAGAAAGCAGTTTAATAAGATTCTTGGTCTTAACTTCAAAGAGGCTAATTCCATGAAGCGTAGACAGGCTTGGAGAGATCACAATAAGGAAATTGCTACTCTTATCGAGGATGTAATTGCTGACAAGATGAACTCTGGTTGGAACACAGCTAATGCTCGTTTCATGGAGTATGTTGACGAGAGAAATATTGCTGAAGGAGATGCAAATGAGTTCTTCGTAGAAGATAACTCTCTTCTGACAGTTTCTAAGTTCGCAGGAAATCACCATGACATTCGCAAAACAGTGTCCGCATAGTGAAAACTGTGTGAAAAAATACACATTTAATTGCTGGAAAGTCCTAAAGACAATTAAACCACAACGCAAGGATGAAATAAGCCTAATCGTGAAGGTTACGAAAGTAGAAAAAATTAATTGTATGAGAACGAGGTTAAATCCCCTGTTCTTTTTTAATGGAAAATCAGCAGGTAAGTTCCGAATAGGAAAAACTTCAACGACTATCCCATCGGCTATAAAAAATATAGCAATAGGAGTACGGCTCAAGTGAGTGGGTGAAAATCCCTTAAATGGAAATGGTGTGCATCCTAAAAGGATGAAGATATAGTCTGTTCACATATAAGAATATGTGGAGTTTAAGCTCAACAGGGAGTAACGCCCCTATAAATTTATTTTCCTTAAATACAAAATGAAAAGAGATGATTTTTTATATCTGATATAAAATCTGGTATTTATTATATTGAGAATCAAATCAATAATAAAAAATATATTGGACAATCAAATAATATTAAAGATAGATGGCGTAGACATATTAGTGAATTAAATAAGAATAAACATCACAATGATTATTTGCAAAAATCATGGAATAAATATGGTGAAAATAATTTTGTATTTAAAATTATTGAATATTGTTCAATTGAAAATCTTGATAATAGAGAACAATATTGGATTGATTTTTACAATACGATGGATCGTGATTTTGGTTACAATCTCAAAACTGGTGGACAAAATGGCAGTTCAGTAATGTCTGATGAGACAAAAGAAAAAATGAGTATATCAGTAAAAAATTCTTATAACAATTCTAATCTTCGCAAAACACGAAGTCTTAATGCCCTAGAACAATGGGCAAATCCAATAATAAAAGAAAAAATACTTGGTAAAAATAATGGAATGTATGGAAAGCATCATTCCGAAGAAAGTAAAAGAAAAATAAGTGAACATTCCAAAGGAAGAAAAAGTTGGAGAAGAAATACTACTCCTATCCTTTGTATTGAAACAAATATTAAATACGATGATGCAACCGATGTAAAAAATAAATTAGGATACGACTCTTCTGGTATTTTAAAAGCGTGTCGTGGAGAATTTAAAACAAGCTATGGTTATCATTGGAAATTTATTAACGATTAAGGAAAATAAAATAAGTTAAACATTTAGTGTACGTGCTTCAGTAAAACCTGGAAAGGCATTCTCTATTGATACATCATTCTACGGTGTAAAGGTTTACACAGATTTTGTACTTTTTCAGACAGGTAAAGTTGATTTCGCTGCTCTTGTAGATAAGATGTATAAGTCTATCGAGGAGAACAGATATGCTGCTCTTTACACAGCATTCATGGGAATGGACGCTTCTCTCCCAACAGATATGATTCTTCAGACAGCAGTTTCTGAGTCTACAAAGGATTCTATAATTGCTCAGATTGAAGCAGTTGCCGCTGCTACAGGTAAGGATGTTATTCTTGTTGGTGCTAGACCAGCCATTCAGAAGCTTCAGAGTACTGTAAATTACAACATGTTTTCTGATTCAATGAAAGACGAGAGAAACCAGAATGGTATTCTTGGTAACTGGGAAGGTTATGAATGCTTACCTCTTGCTCGTGTTAATAAAGCTGGCACAAGAGAGAATGTATTCTCTGCCGAAGACCAGAAGAAGATTTTCATTCTTCCTGTAGATCCAGAGTTTAAGCCAATTAAGAGAGTAAACGAAGGAGATGTTATGTACTACGAGACAGGCATGGATGGTCTAAAGAAAGATATGACTGTTGATGCAGAGGTAGTATATCAGGAAGGTATTGGTGTCGTAATTAATGAACTCTTCGGAGAGATTAAAATTATTGCCTAATATTAGATTAGTATAAAATATGGAGAGTGGAAAATATTCTACTCTCCTATTTTTAAAGGAGAAAATGGATGAAAGTATATGAATTAGCAAAAGAACTAGATATTACTCCAAAAGAATTAATTTCTTTTTTAAGAGAAAATGGATATAAAGTATCTAGTCATATGCAGAAACTTGATGATGATGCTATTGATTTTACAAACAATAATTTTGTAAAAGCTAACAACACAACTACGGATGACAAAGTTGTAGTAACATCAGAAAATGAGTCTGCAAAATCACAGCCTGTAAAAATACATAAAACATTTAACCCTAATGATGAGATTCCATGTAAAAGTGTTACTCCGTGGAAATTAACTGCTGTTGGAGTAGATAAAAACACTGTATATCATTGGGAATATTTTGGGGATATTGAATATATTAAATATCGTGATTTACAGGCACTTAGAAGAACTGAATATGTAACAAAACCTAGTTTTATTATCATGGATGAAGATCTTGTAGAACAATGGAAACGAGAACTTGGTGATAGATATAAATATTTTAAATCAATTGATTATCCAGAAGAATATTTTGATATGGATGATGATGAGTTTGAAGATATGATTAAATCAGCACCAGAATGGCTTGGTGAAATTGTAAAGGTAACAGCAATGACTATGATTCGTGCTGAGAATTATCCGTCTATTAAGAAAATCAGAATTATTGATGATATGTTAGGAACTTGTATTAAAGAATTCATTTAAGGAGGTAGCTTATGCCTTCTCTTAAATACGAAGATATATACAAAAGAGCATTAACAATGATTAATGACCTTGAATTTGCAACTTATACAGAGGAAGATTTTTATGACACTCTTCGTGAATGGTTGCATACAACCTCTTCTACTCCACTTCTCAGGAAGAAATTCACTTCGTATTCTTTTGATGATGTTTCAGAAGATGTAAAATTTACACTATTAAACAGCGTAGACGATTTCTATGATTCTGAATTTGTTAAAACCATTTTAGCAAAAGGAATTATAATTAATTATTTCCCATCAAAATTAGAGAATACAAAGAATTTAGCAACCATGATTGGTGGCAAGGAAGAAAGAAAGCTTATAGATAATTATTCAAAAAATATGGAAAGGCTCACACAGTTAAAGCGTGAATGGGAGCTAGAGTTGTCTCGTCACACTTATTATTTTGGTGAGTATGGTGGATCTAATGGATAATTTAGTTCCACATAAATATGGAGAATTTAAAATTTCTCAAATTGACTACTATAAGCAGAAATTACGAAAAAAAATATTTTGGCTTGTTTTGTATACAGATAAAAACACCAAAGAAGATTTTAAAAATATAGATGTTGTAAAATATCATAAAAATCTATTATTTGAAATTTCTAATTGTAATAAGTTACTACTCTATCCAAAGGATTTTGTAGAAATTATTAACAGTCTTGAATGTGCATTATCTGTATTACAGTCAGATAACTTTAATTTCAATCAATATAAAAAACTTGTATTTGATGCAGGAGCTTTGCTTCAGAGGATGAAAGTTGGTGATGAGTAATGTCTGTATATGATTTTTATCAAAGAAAAATGAAAGTCAACACTTGTTCTACTGGAAAGAGCTATCCTACATTGGGGGAAAAGCTAAAATCTGATTCAGATATGCTTATGAATCTTACGTGGGACGGGGATATTCAGAGTAAACAGTGTTTTATTTACGACCATTTTCACGATGACTTCTTCACAGATGAACATGGAATTACACGTTCACTTGCTGAAGGTATGACTTATGAAAATACCAACAAGACAAAGATTGATGCAAAGTTTATTATCAAATCTTATCAGTCAATGGACAAAGATGAAGTAGAACATTATATCCAATTTAAACCAAGTCAGAAATTGTCATTTGAAGATGGTGATAACTTGTTTTATTTCGAGAAAATTCATGCTCGTTATAATAGCGAATTTCCGATCGGGATGTGGTGTGATATTCCTGACGATAGAGGTGTTTATCATAAATGGTTAATCTGTAGAAAAGAAAATGCAAATCAGTTTCCAAAATATCTTGTCTTGCCGGCAAATTATGAATTAATGTGGGTTGAGAAAAATGGAACTCAAAGAATTAAAAGACGTATGTGGTCTGTGTTAAGAATGCAATCATCGTAGATTATGCGCTTCATACTGGAAACAGTGTGTCGAAAGTTTCCTTATGCTGGAAGTTTACAAAGCCAATTACACTACAACGTAAACATGAAATATAGTTAGGCGTGAATGTGGTCGAAAGACAGAAAAAAGTAATTGGATGACATATGCTGAAATAAAAGCATCATATTGATGTGCTAAGTGTTGTTGACAAGTAATAATCAGCAGCGAAAGTCCGAACAGGACAACGCTCAACGAGCATGTACCCAAGTGGGTTAATGGAAACCGCCTAAGTCCATTATGGATATGGCGTTGATGTGCTCTGAACTTCTATGGAGACATAGAGAAAATAAAATTATAAACAGAGAATAGTTAATTAGACGGGACAGTGGGTTGCAAACCACTTCTACTTACTCCTAATAAGTAGATTACCGTCTTTTTATATTGCAATTTTTAGGAGGAATAAGCAATGAAAAACGGAATACCAAATTATAATGAAATAGTTTTTACAAAAGAACAAAAAGAAGAAATTGCTAGATTATATGTAGAAGATAAATTATCGACAACTAAGATAGGTGAAATTATGGGATGTAATTATAATAAGATTTGTCATATCTTAGATGAGTTTGGAATTAAACGTGTTAATAATGGTCAAAGAAAATATCATTTAAATGAAGAATATTTTGACCATATCGACACCCCAAATAAGGCATATGTATTAGGTTTATTTTTTGCGGATGGCTGTAATTTTCCACCAAAAGGAACTGCTTGTATTTCTTTGCAAGAAAGCGATAGGAAATTATTAGAAGATATAAACAAAGAAATTGAAAGTAATAACCCTTTGAAAATAATAGACCAATCTAATCGAAAAAGCGAAAAGAATTATTCATATAATAATATGTGTACATTAAATATGAATAGTAGACATTTATGTAGCTCTTTAGAGAAGTTAGGTGCTGTAAGAAATAAAAGTCTTGTTTTAGAATTTCCCGATATATCAGAAGAATTATATTCTCACTTCTTGCGTGGTTATTATGACGGTGACGGCAGTGTTTATCGTTATATAAAAAATGAAAATAATAAACATATTACATTAACAATTACTTCTACTGAAAAATTTTGTAAAAGAGTTAAAGAAATAGTTGAAAAAGAACTTGGTATTTACTGTGGTATATATGATGCATCTTGTCATAATGGAATAACAAAAGTTGCGAGTTTAAGTGGCACTTCTGCCGTTAAACTTATGAATTCGATGTATAAAGATGCAGATTTGTATCTTCAAAGAAAATATGATAGATACATAGAATATACTGTAGCATAAATTTATAATTTTATCTTTATTGGACTAACGAACCAATAAAGTAACATATTGATACGATTGGTACTTACACTGACCGATACATAACGCATGTCGATAATCAGGATAAAATTTGGTTGCCGATGAATGATATTACCAGTAAATTTTGGTACACATCTGAGGACTCCAAGAACATGCGATTATTGGTAAGTACATTATCTGATCACCCATCAGCGTGGACTGTGACAAAATGTGAAAATGTTCAGCCATTCGGGATACAGAAATTAACTATTTATAGTGGTTTCTTTAATGAGCATACCGATTATGTCAATCTTGAAACAGGCGAAATGTATGCGAATTATTTCGATTCAGAAATCGCCCCAACAGATCCGACTACCCCAACCACTCCACCATCTTCTATCACAGCAAGAATTTTAGCATCTACTTCAACGATCAAAGTTGGTGGCTCTTATAAAAATCTTACAGTAAATCTATTTAGCGATTCCAATGAAGATATTACAACTGAGTATGCTGATGCAACATATACATGGACTTGCTCTATTGATAACGAAGATTTGACTGATAAAGTAACTTGGCGAGCTGGTACAGAGTACAACCAAAAGAAAGTGAAGTTTCCTAATGACACTTCTACTATCGGCAAAATACTGTCTGTGAAGTGCGAAATTATTAAGGATAACTTGCCGATTGAATCTGAAATTCTATCGTTGGAATTAGTTGAATAGGAGGTGTTTTATGGCAGAAAAATTAGTTACAAAGAATGATTTGTTGAATAAACTTCGTGCATATAGAATTACTCCTGACGATGATAATATTTTATATAAGCAAAAAATCAAAAACGCTTTATTATCAAACCCATGTCTATTATACGCATTAAATGAAACAGAACTTGAATCTGAATTGTTTGATAAAAATGGAAATATAAATTGGGAGTGGAATAAAGAAACAAAGGAGTATGAACCTCTCGGCGAATGGGATCGATACTTCGGTGAAAATTCTAATATTCGTTCTTCATTATTTATTCCAGATACGCAGACAGAAGTTAAACATTATCTTTGTTACCAAGTTGGTTTTGATGAACTTCCAAGATATTCTCCAATGTACAAGTATACCGAAATTACTTTCACGATATTTGTGCATGGTGGAGACAGAGTAGACAAACTTACTGGCTTACAACGTCATGATTTAATTGCTTCTATTATAAGAGAACGATTTAATTGGTCAAGTATATTTGGTCTACAAACAAAGCTAGTCTCCTCAAAGGAATCAACGATTGATAGTAATTATGTTGTAAGGACATTAGTATTTCAAATTTATGATTCTAATAGCATAGTTTGTACACCTTATAAAGAAGATTCTTATATAAGGAATAATGATTATTGGCAGTAGGAAAAGAAGAATATTTTGAGAATGACGAATTAAAAATTTACAGAGGAGAAGATTTTGTTGTTTCAAAATATATAAAAATACATCAACCAACATTGGGGGAAATATGCGATTATGGAGAACAGAGTTATTGGTCTATGTTGTATAATTTTACTGCTACACCTCAATCTATGAAAGCGCAATTATGGTATAGCTTTAATCAATTTGATTACACGACAATAACCCCATATCAATTATTTTATTCGTTATTGTTTAAGCTATTCCCAAAAGATAGAACAAAGATTTTATTTGGTGATTTAGACTTTTCTAAATTTACTCTTAAAAAAAGAAAAGATGATTCTATTGTGTTGTGTCAAATAATTAATAATGAATTAGTTTTATTTGATGAATATACTTACGAATTAATTATTGATTATTTATGTAAATCTCATTTTATTGAGCGTGATTTGCAAATCCCAGCAAACGATTCTACGAAAATGATACTTATTGAAGATGCAAAAGAAGAATTAGATAGAAATAGAAGTAAAGAATATCATTCTAAACTCAAGAATCTTATTTCTGCAATGGTCAATAGCGAGGGTTTTAAATATAATCACTCTCAAGTTTGGGATATGAAAATTAATGCATTCATGGATTCTGTAAAAAGGATTTCTAAAATAAAAAATTCAGATTTATTACTTCAATCTGGATACTCTGGTTACGGAGTTAATTTAAAAGAAGTAGACAAAAATCAATTAGATTGGATAGGAGAACTCGATTAATCGAGTTCTTTTTTATTTGCCAAAAAATCAAATAAAAGGAGGAAAAACAAATGGCTTTTAATCCAAATGAATTAATTCTTGAAAGAATTAGATCAGTAGAAGAATATGATCCTGCAACAATGGAACTTACTGGTAGATATACGCAGGTCGAAGATCCATCTCTTAAAACAAGCGCGGATAGCACTGATGTTACAGATGCTATGGGTACACCTATTCAGACATTTTATACTGCTCAGAAGGCGACATTTGAGTTTACCAACTCACTCTTCTCGCTTGATCTTGCTGCATCTCAGTTTGGCTCAACAAAGACTGTTGCAAGTTCGACAAGTAAAATTAAGATGCCTGTATCTGAAGTAATTTCAATTGGTGCTGGTGCTACAGTTGAACTTAAATATGTTCCAGTTGGTACAAAGGGTGCAGAAGTTAAATACGTAAAAGTTATCAACGATAATAATACTTTCGGCGATACTTATGTGGTTTCTGCTACAAAGGGTGATGGTAAGTTCACGATTGATGCACAGAATAGAACAATTACCCTTCCAGAAGGTACAACAGGACGTGTGTTTGTAAACTACGAAAAGGAAACAACTACTGCGGTTCAAGTTGTTAAGAGAACTGATGGTGTCCCTGAAGTTAAAACACTTCTTATTCATGCAATCTTCCACGATCCATGTAATAAGAACTTAGTATATGCAGGTATCATCCGTTGCCCAAGAGCGCAGATTGACCCTTCAAGCGTGGAACTTTCTCTTAAATCCGATGGTAAACATCCAGCTTCATATGTTTTAAACAAGGAATACTGTGGTGCAGATGGCAACTTATTTGATATTTTAGTATCTGAAGATTAATTAATACAAAACCCCTGCTACTATGCAGGGGTTTTATTCTTAGGAGGAACAATATATGGCATTAGAAAACAATGCAGTTTGTGCGATTTGTGGAAAACCGTACAGAGTTTGTCATACTTGTCAGAATATTAAATCTTTTTTACCATGGCGTACAATTACAGATACTCTTCCACATTATACAATTTATCTTGCGATTTATAATTATAATTTAACAAAAGATAAAGCAAAAGCAAAAGCAGAACTATCTGAATGTGATTTGACAGAGTTAAATAATTTCGACAAAGATGTTAAAAAAATTATAGAAGAAATTATGGCAGAGGATAAAACTGCTGAGACAAGTAAAACAAAACCTCAATCCACAAAAACAAATAAAGTGGTGAAAAATAATGATAATGAATAGTAAGTTTGTAAAATTGTAGGCTATGCCGTTTACTATTCAGTATTCAGTATAGCCTATTTTTTACGCTTACGTGATAAACAAGAATGGAGTGAATGGAAATTAAAGAATATAGCGATATATTCAATTGGGAATATGAAACAGAAGATGTAAGGTTTATTCCAAACATGGCTCAAAATTATATGTATTTAAACTCGCCGTTATCAAAAGGGCAACTTGTAGATATTATTCCAGGGCAGAATAGACGAGTTGTTTTTGTTTGGAAAAAATCTAAAGAAATGAACGAGTTATATAAATTATGGTGTAATTGTACTTATAAGGAGGATTAAAATTATGACAGATTTATCATTTTTAACAAATTTTGCAGTACCGATTATTGTTGGTATCTGTCTTTGTATTGGTTATGTACTCAAAAATATTGTGACCACGGATGCAGTTAATAAGTATATTCCGCTTATTATGGCAGTGCTTGGTGTTATATTAAACATATGGATGAATATGGGTTTCACGCCTGAAATTTTGCTTGGTGGACTTGTATCCGGTCTTGCTTCTACTGGTTTGTACGAAGCTTTCAAGAATTTTTTAAAGAAGTAAAGAAGGGATGGTACATATGAGTGCAGGAGATACAGAATTTAGCACAAATTGATTATGTGCTTGTTATACTTGGTTTATTCGCTATCTTGTTTGCTGCAAAAGAAGTTATCGAAATATTTGGTTATTTTAAGAAAAAACTTCGATTAAAGACAGGAATTGATGAAGATAAGGAAACTGTAGAAAGTCGTATAAAAACTCTTGAAAAGCACGATAACTGGCAGTATCAAGAGATTCAAAAAATATCTAAGGGCATAGATGATATTAAAGATAATCTTGTGCAAAAAGAGATATCAGATATTCGATGGGAGCTTCTTAATTTTTGCTCCGCTCTTACAAGTGGACAAGATTACAATAGAGAAGCTTTTGAACATATTTTTCGAACTTATGAGCAATATGAAAAAATACTTGCTGATAATCATATGAGCAATGGGTATATTGTTGAGTCAATGAAAGCCGTTAGAGAAATATATCATAAGAAACTTGTTGGTGGTGATTTTAAGTAAATTTCTACCACAGTAAAAATTTTCCATGATAAAATTTGTATAAACAAAATATACATGCACATATTAACATTATGGAAAATAAATTGTGGTATTACAGAAATCAGAAGGCATTAACATTACAAGAGTTATCAAAACTTAGCGGATTATCCGTTGCAGCTCTGAATAAAATTGAGAATGGAAATACACAAGATATACTCCTTAGTAATGCAATAATCTTATCTCGAATACTTAATGTTGATATATATGAATTATTTTGCATTAAAAATTAAACGAGGAGGATAAATTGTATGTATTTTAATTTGATTTGCGAAGAAATTTCTTATTTCGGAGGAAAAATCATTTATATTGATACTAATGTTGGAAATATGGATGAAGTACATAAGATTGTAACGGATAATATTGAAAAATATCCAAACGCCAAATGGGAATTATATCCCATGATTATAAACAACTAAATATTAAACTATAAAAGAGCGGTTTCTTCGGAAGCTGCTCTTTTGTTATGTAAAGGAGTGAAAGGAAATAGCACAGAATCCAGGAAAGATTTTTGAACAGTCGATTAAAGATTCTGTCCCAAATACGTGTTGGATTTATCGTTTCAGGGATAATGCAGCATCGTTTGGGAATGGAAATAATACTAGATTTGCTAGTAGTAATATTTGTGATTATCTTCTATTTGATGATGATTCAAGAACATTGTATTTGCTCGAATTAAAATCGACTCAATCAACAAGTCTGCCATTATCAATGATTAGAGATAATCAGATTAAATCTCTGCAAGAAGCAAGTGAGCATAATCTTGTCGCAGGATTTATTTGTAATTTTAGGAACGAAAATAACGACACATTCTTTATAGAAATCTGTGATTTCGTAAAGATGATGGAGAATATAAATAAGAAGTCGTTTAATATTAACGACTTGAAAAATAATAACGCTATTCAAATAAATAGCAGAAAAAAACGAACTAGATATACATATGACATTCAGAAGTTTGTCAACGAGTCACATTTGTAAAGGAGACAAAGGAATATGAAAATTTTAGAATTTGTAGAAAGATACAACAACATGGCAACTCAGCAGTTAAAGGATAGATTTATTAAGGAAAAAGTTAAAATTACACCATATGTATCAATCATCAAGAAAGATGCTTACGCACAGTTAATTGTAGATAAAACAACATTTGAGCAGGAAGCTTATGATGACAATGGAAAAACAAAGTATCGTAAAACAGATAAGATTAGAATCAATTCTGTTGCTCAGTATGTACAGTTTTGTCGTGCCGTTATTGAATTATATACCGACCTTAAGATTGACGAGGATGATAAAGGATTCATTAAGGGATATGATGCACTTAAATCATCTGGCTTACTCGATATTTTAATGGTTGGTTCTGATAAAGCCGATCCACTTATTCCTATGAGTGAATTGAGTGAGTTTAAGACCATTTTAACAATGAAACAGTCAGATACTCAGTTCAATGAGACAACTACTCAGGCGTTTATTAGCAAACAGATTGGAAGGATTTCTGATTTGGCAAATGTTACTCTCAAACCACTTGTTGATGTTGTGAATAAGAAAATTGATAGTTTATCCAATGATGAGTTGAGAAAGATTCTTGATGATTATAAACTTAGCAGTACCGCAAATTTTAAAGAGGTATAAGTATGGAAATTATGAATTTACCAAGAGGTTGTGGCAAGACAACAAATATTATTATTGAAGCTGTTAAAACAGGTTGTCCAATTATTACGTTGTGTAGAACTATGAAGAGAGATATTGAAAGACGTGCAGAAAAAATCACAAATAAGAAAATAGCTGTTTATACAGTTGCAGAATTTTTAGATGATGATTTTTGGTGCGATAAAATTGATAAGAAACCAGAACATGTTTTAATTGATGAACTCCCATTTGTACTTGAGGAATTATTAGGTACAAAATGTGAAATGGCTACTATGACAAGTAAATCTTTAGAAGAATATTATGGACATAGAGATTGGAATAAATAATTGAAATTCAAATTTCATGAGGAGATTATGTATGTCTAAAAAGAAAAAGAAAAACAAAGTTAAGTTAGTACCTCGTAATATAAATACAACCACTTCTGGATTATTTGATTGGAGTGATTTATTCAAAAGGAAGAAGAAATGATAATCGGAATATTATATGGACTTTTATGTGGACGTTTTCTTTCATGGTTCAATGTTGATGATATTTGTATTAAAATTTTACAACCACTTGTTTCATTTACATTGACTCCTACTCATTATTATTTTGTATTCGGATTAATCGGGATGATATATGGAATAATACATAATGGTTAATATTTAGGCTCTATACGTGTCAAAGCGTATAGGGCTTTTCTTATGGAGAGTGGTAATACTACTCTCCTATTTTAGTGTAAAAATAGTGAAATTATAGTGAAAATTTTTGGAGGTGATGAAATTGGCAAAAAATATATATGCAGATTTTAAAAAGAAGTTAGACAGAATTGAAAATCATATTGCAGAAGAAGTCGCACCACAAGCAAATGAACTTCTAAAAGAATCTGTCAGATATTCATTGATAGATTGGTACAACGACTATACTCCACAGTCTTATGAAAGAACATACAACTTCATGAAAATTCTTGATTCTACAAGAACACGAGGAAAAGGAAATGTTCTTCGTTTTTCGGTTGATTCAGGTGCAATGGATAATTATATCGGTTGGGCTGGATATGGTTGGGGAAATACCTATGATGCGCCAAGAGAAGACGGAAAATATTCTAATAAAAAAGGTAGTCATCAGAAATTAAACGCCAGTCTTGCATTTGATTATATGTTTATGGGTGGTCAGCACGGTTATGGTCAGTGGATGAAACATCAATCATTGCCTCCATATATGTATGTTGAACGAGATATTGAAAGCGGATTTGGAGGTCGCTTGGATGACATTATCAATAAAAAAATAGAACAAATTTTAAGAAAGTGAGGTAGGAAATGCCAGGTACATATCAGTACGATTTAGAAATTAAATCAAATGTAGAAAAACTGCTTAAAGATATGAAACAAGTCCAAGACAGATTAGATACTGTTGAGGGTAGAGAATATACAATTAAATTTAATATTGATGAAAAGAAATTATCTAGTGTAATTTCTAATCTCGAAAAAATGCTTGATTCTCTTGGTAAAGGAACAGGTGATTTTAAACAGTTTGAGAATTTATCGAAAGAACTATCAAATATTGTATCAGAAGTACAGAGCTTAAGTAAAGCTTTTGGTAAAGTAGATGATTCTGGTGCGAAGACACTACTCTCTTCTATCCAAAATATTGATAAATCACTTTCTGAACTGAGTCAGAATATTCTCAATGTTAATAAAAACATTAGCAATATGGGCGGCAATACGAGTGGTGCTGTCAAACAAGTAGAGAATATTAGTAATGCATATCAAGATGCTGCCAAAGAAGCTGAGAAGTTGGCTGATGTACAGAGTAAGATTGGACAGAAAACGAATATTTCCTTGACTTCTGATTCTACTGTTGAACAGCAAATCAAATCTGAATCAGAGTTGAATGCTGAAATTGAAAAAAGAGAGAATATTATCAGAGAGCTTCAACAGTTACAAGAGAAATTAACTGTTCATGAAGATTTTCATGGTAATGACAGATATTTTGCAGACCAATTACCTACAGAGGAAGAAATTCGTGAAGCAGATAAGAGAATTAAACAATTAACTGGTACTAATAATATCTTTAATGTTGACAAACTTATACAAGACAGAAACAAATGGTTATCTGAAGTAAAATATAGTCTTGAAGAGTATGATGATTTAATTAAGGCAAATGATCAAAAAGCACTTGATGAATATACAACAAGAGGTTTATCTCGTATCGGTGGAGCTGAATCATTTTTTGGATATGAAGATAATAATTTTTCTATAGCGTCAAAATTTGATGAGGAAAAAGAAAAAATCCAAAATGAGATAAATGATCTCTATACAGATTTAGATAAGTTGGATGAAAAAATGAATTTAGATTCCAACAATTCTTCAGTTGATAATACAGTTCAATCTCAAGAAAAGCTTCAATCTGAATTAAAGGAAACTCAGAAACAAGCAGAGAAAACTGCTCAAGCTGTCAAGGAATCTACTACTACTGCTTCTACAGGGCAAAAGAAAGACGCATTTCCTTCTACCGAAGCTACTGCTTCTGTTGAGAAAGTTGCTGATGGATTCAAGGAAGTTAAGCAGGAAACAGAAAAGGCTACTGAATCTGCAAAGGAATATAGTAAGATACTTTCACAGGTTGGTGATTATGGTGTTGATAAAAAAGTCAGTGCCATATATAAGAGAAATGATGGTCAATTAGAATCTGTAAATTGGCGAGCAAAAACAGATGATGAAGGTAATGCTCTTTATGATAAAAATGGAAATATTGATTATGAAGAACCTAATATAACCGTTATTTCTAAATATGAACAATTAGAAAAAATTATAGTTAAAGCAGATGATGAACTTCGTAATCTCCAAAAGGATTTAGCTGAAACAAAAAATTATGATCAAAATGCTTCTACTACTAATATAGAAGAAAAAATTGCAGATCAAAAAGCTTATATTCAATTACTTGAGCAGACAGTAAAAGTTATTTCACAGTCAGATAAATATTTGATGATGGAGCAACAGATAATTGATGCTCGCAATAAGGCTGCTCGTGAATATCAACTTACTATGGGAGCAAAGCAAGAAAAGTCTGATGCAAAAAAGACTGCTTCTGATGAAGAAAAACGTCAGAAATCTATTGAGCAGACAAATCGTTTATTAAATAAGCAACAGATTATTATTGATAGTATTGAAAAGTCTTATAGTAAAGCTGCAAATAATGATTTAGATAAAGCTGTGAACTCTCAGTCAGATTTGGCAGAACTTGCAAATAAGAAAGCTGAAATTCAAAAACTAATTAATCAATTAACCGATCAAGACAGAAATTCTCTTAATGAAGATGATTTCTTATTGTTAGAAAAATATATTGCTGAATATAAACAACTTGCAAAAGATAAGCTTAAAGCTAACAATCCTTCAAAACAGGAACTTGGTGGACAGGAATTGGATGTTTTACTTGCGAATCAAGTAACACAATACAATAAGCTTATCTCTCAGTCTGAAAAATATGGTGACGCAACAAAAGAAATTACAAATGAACTTAAAGCTCAACGTGATTTAATTGCTGAACAGGATAAAAATGGTGTTTATGTTGCTCGTTCTAAAAAAGCTGATGGTAGCGAACTTACTGCAAATGATTACTATAATGCTAGAGACAATTATAAGATTGATAAATCTATCTTTTCGTCATATGAAACAGATATAAAATCTGCGTCAAATATGGCAAAGCAAGAAGCTTCTAATATTCAAGCTGAATGGGATAAAAATATAAAAGCAATCCAAGATTATATGGATGCTATGACAAAGCTCAATAATCTTAAAGCCAAGGACAAAGGTACTGGTAGTGAAGCAAATCAGATTGCATTACAGACACAGAATGTTGAAGAATTAAAAAAAACTGCATTCGAAGCGAGACAGAACTTATCTTCTATGCAAGCTGAAAATCCTGATGTCATCGCATGGAAACAATGGGTTGATATGATGGAACTATTTGTTCAAGCTTCTAAAGGTTCTGCTGAATCAGCCGCAAAACTCAAAGATGTATTAGACAACATAAAAGTTCCATCTCTTGATAAATACGAGAATAAACTAGCATCTTACCAGACTAAGAAAGCTGGCTATGATGCTACTATCGCAAGGTTTAAAGATGGTGGTTGGACAAGTGATGAATATTTAAAGAATGTACAAGCTGTCAAGGATGCTGTTAAAAAATATGAAGATTTGCTCAGTAATATTAAGGCTAAAGGCGGTATTACAAGTGAAGAAGACGTTCAGAAGTTAAAAGAGTATGAGTCTGAAATTAAAAAGACAATTTCCACCGTTACTAATATGTCGGCTGCTGAGAAGGGATATAACTTTGTATCGGCTCAGAAAGAATTAGACAAGATTCACAAGCTTTTAGCTGAGAACAGTAAGATGTCTTCTGAAGCGAAGGCTAAAATTCAGGCTTATTATCGTGAAATTGAAAGTGGTAATCCTAGTATGAGTCTTGACAAGATTCATGGTGAAATCTTAAAGATTTATAATGCCGAGGTTGAAGCTGGTCGTGCTGGTAGAAGCTTCTTTGATACATTAAAGAATAGTGGATTCCATCAATTAGCTGCTCAGATGGCAGGAATGTTCGGATTTTATGATGTTATTAATCTTGGAAAACAGGCTTTCAGCACTGTAAAAGAACTTGATTATGCTTTAGTTGATTTAAAGAAAACCACAGCAATGAACTCATCTGAACTTGAACAGTTTTACTATGACTCTAATGATGTTGCAAAACAAATGGGTGTAACAACTAAAGAAATCATAGATCAAGCAAGTTCATGGTCTAGGCTTAATAAAATAGGTCTCCTATATGGTGACATATAGGCAAACAGTTAGCTCAAATCGGTGAAAATCCAGAGATGGACAATACCGAGGGTAATGTAAAAATTATTAATATAGATTTGAATTGTTCCTTCTATTTTAAGAATAGGAGGTTTTTATTGCCAAAAAGAAAAGATTTAACAGGTAATATTTATGGAGAATTAAAAGTTATACAAATGTTATATAACTATAAAAATAATAATAGAACATATTGTAAATGTATTGGTTTAAATGATAGTGAATATAAAGAATATATTATTAGACAAGACGCTCTACAAAGTGGACTAACAAATTCTACCAAAGGAGCATGTAGTGGTGGTCAAGCACATGATATAACTGGACAAAGATTTGGAATGTTGACAGCCTTATATCCAACAGATAAACGAGCATCTAATGGTGGCATTAGGTGGCATTGTATATGTGACTGTGGAAATGAAATAGAACCTACAATGAATAACTTAACTCGCTATCATACTTTATCGTGTGGTTGCCGAAAAAATAGCAAGTGGGAAATATTTATACAAAAATATCTTATATCTAACAATGTTAGTTTTGTACCACAAAAAATTTTCTCAGATTGTTTAAATAAAAACAATACTCATCATTTATATTTCGATTTTTATCTTCCTGATTTTAATACAATAGTCGAATATGATGGAAAACAACACTATGAACCAGTGAAAATATGGGGTGGAGAAGAGAGATTTAAAAAACAACAAGAAAACGATGAAATAAAAAATAAATATTGTGAAGAACATAATATAAAAATAATTAGAATCCCATATACGAAAAAAGAAGAAGAAATAATTCAAATAATTAATGATATTATACGTCCCGTAACGACCACAGTTACATAAGAGATTATGTGACGTATGCTAACCATCTTATTTAAGATGAAGGTATGGTCTGGTCTGCAAATATAATCGAATAAAGAAATTGCAGAGATAGGCAGAAATGACCTATCCCTTTTTATTTTTTATAAAAAGAGTAACAAAACGAGGATATAACTCGAAACAAGCCGCAACTGAGATGGCTAAGTTAAGTTCGCAATTTGCTTTAATTTCTCCTGGTATGGACACCACAACATCGCAGGAAGGACTCGTCAGCATTATGAAGGCGTGGAATATCGGATATCAAGATGTTAAATCTCAGATAATGGATGATATAAATGCACTTGGTAATGCAATGGCTGAAGACAATCAGGATATAGTAGAAGGTATGGAACGTTCTGCTGCTGCACTTGCCGCTGTTGGAACTTCTACAAAAGATGCTTTTGCTTTATTTTCAGGTATACAAGAAGTCCTTCAGAACTCAGAAAAAAGCGGCACGTCCCTCAGAAGCGTTGCTCTACGACTGCGTTCTTTTGACGAAACAACAGGAGAATACTCTGAAGATTTAGCAAATATTACAGGCGAATTAGCTGATTTAACAAAAACTGCTGAACATGCTCAAGGCGTATCTGTTTTTAAACCTGGTTCTACAACAGAATTTAAGAGTTTAGTAGATTATTTTAGAGAAATTGCCGACATCTGGGATGAGATGTCACAGAAACAGCAAAATGATTTCCTTCTTAAAGCTTTTGGTCGTACACAGGCTCAGGCTGGTGCTGCTCTTATTCAGAACTTTAAAGGAGTTGAAAAAGCCCTTGATGTTATGGATAATGCCGCTGGCAGTTCAGATAAAGAAATGGAAACAGCAAAACAGTCAATTACCTACAAGCTTAATGAATTAAAGGAAACATGGGTTGGAACTGTTCAGGATATTGCTAATCGTGATGATTTAGGTAGAATTGTTGATGGTTTAATAGATTTATCGTCAGCTATAGGTTTTGTAATTGATAAATTAGGTTTAGCTGGCACTGTTGGTTTGTTTGGTGGTGCTGGTGCAGGTATCTTTAAATTTATTAAGAATTTTGATTGGGTTTTCAAACCTTACACAAAAACTCTCTCCAACAGTTTTTAGTTGGTCAATCATAGATAAGAGAATAACATAATGGCGTTGTAATCAAGTCTATGGATACATGGGGTTCTTAATAAAAACTCTGTAAACACTTTAACGGAGTATAAACTATTACATGGAGGAGTAAATGCTTGAATGCTTGGTAGCTTAACAAACTACCCACGGATCACATAACAAACCGTAATCCATATGGTTATATTGGATGAGGTTGCGAAAGCAGAAAAAATTGTATATGTGGATATATGAGAATATCGAGAAGACTTGATAGGTGTCTAAGTATCATTAACAACGGGCAACGAGCAGGACGGTACTCTACATTTTATAATGTTGACCATATATAGAAACGAAAGGTCATATATAGAGAATAACTATATAAGAGAGCAATCCCCAACGACATACCCATCCTCTAAGTGAGTCATCGCCTTAGTATGACATTCGCTTATAATGCATAGTGTACATTGCGATTTCGGAATTCAGTAATGTATTTGAGTGTGTGTTTCACTCAACTAGAAAATTCCAAAAAGATAACTTATAAAAAGAGAATATAATATTAAGAAGTCCGTAGTTTATGCTACGGACTCAGATAAGAATGACACTCTTTATCAATTTCACAAAAAGGATATGAAAAATGAAAATGAAGAACTCTTACTCCTCATAGAATGAACTATCAACTTCTATTCTACTCTGGTCAGCAGAAAAATGAAAGTTTTTAGTTTTCTTGGAAAAAATTTTATGTACCAGATAAAAACCTAATCCAAGTTCGCCGAATTTCAGACAATATGTAAGCATTAGTTCTACCATCTTTCACCTCCTTTCCGTGATGTTGATAACGGTTGGGAATATGATGTGGAGAACCCACTAGATGTTTTTCTTCCAAGAGCGTTGTACTCACTTTCTTCCTTAATAAAAGGAAAACGTGAAAATTAATAAGTTACCACATAAGATACGCACAGACTATGGTGCGTTCATAGCCCTCTTATGTATAACCATATTTTACCATTGTACTTAAATAAATACAATTCAGAACATAAGTTTTGTCAAATTTCGAATATTAAAAATGGTTCAAATTTTATGTAAAATATTTACAAAAAATGGTATCTGTGTTATCTTCAAGATAGTAAAAATTTTCAATTTTTTTGAAGGAGGTAGCACAATGAAAGTTTCAAGAGAAAATTGTCCAGTTAAGCCATTAATAGGCAAAATGAAACGAGAGAAAATTGTATTAAAACACAAATTACAGAGAAGAGAATCTGTCTGGTCTAATCCAAATAAGTCATTGCTTATTGACTCTCTTCTAAGAGGATATATTGTACCACCTGTTTATACTATTTCTGAAGACGGTGTACAATACGTAATTGATGGTGTACAGCGATTAAGTACGTTAAAAGGGTTCTATAATGATGAGTTCGCAATATCTAAAAAGGCAGAACCAGTTATAATTGAAGGGGCTGAATATAATATTGCTGGAATGAAATTTAGCAAACTTGACCAAGTTGTAAAGGACGAGTTAGATAGTTCTGCTATCACAGTATATGAAATCACTAAATATACAGATAAAGATGTCAGAGAAATGTTCCGAAGGCTCAATTCAGGGAAACCTCTAAACACTTCACAAAAGCTTACACCCGACATGTCAGATGAACTTAGTGATGCAATTTTTGATATTGTCTCTCTCCCATTCTTTGAAAAGAGATTGACATCTGCTCAGTTGAAAAGTTCAGTCGATCAGAGTATTGCACTTGAAACACTGATGCTATGCTCCACTAATAAAGATAATGACTTCGCTTCATTTAGTGGAAAAGATAAAGAGAATTTTATTGAATTCTATAATGACAAAGTTGAGCCAGAAAAGATTGAAGTTATTAAAACTGCAATCAATAAGCTTGATGAATCTCTTGAAGAAGATGTAAAAATTCCTAAGACAAGTATTTCTGTATTGTGTTTCGCAGCATATAGAATTTGCAAAGACAAAAAGAGTTTTGAGAAATTTGCTTTGAAAGTAAGTGAGTTCTTGGCAACATACGATGATAATACTGAATACAAGACTAATCTCATGAATGGTACTAATTCTGCTGAGTCTGTTAGATTTAGATTGGATTATTGGAGAAATATTATAAGAGAATTACAGTAAAAGATTTGAAGAGTAGCCAACCGACTACTCTTCTTTCATATTATATTTGCATTCAAAATATTTATTTTTGAAATGAAACATAAATGATTTCCGTTGATTCTTCATGCTATGTAATAATTTTACAATTGGTATTACCATGTAAAGTCCAAGACTAACAATTGTACTGTAATTTTCAATAAAGGAAATGATTAAATTGATTTTGTTCATTAACTTGACCTCTCTTTCGTCTTCCTACATATTAATGCACTTTTCTTAATGTATTTTCCCCACATTTTCTAAAACTTTTTCAAAACATACGTTCTTATAGAAATATGCAATATCTTGTCGTATAATGTTTGGTATAAATTACCATAGGAGGCATTATGGATAAAGACTTAGATATTTCATCATTGGAATTTGATTATTTAGATTTGGTAGCTTGTTATACTCATAATACAAAAACAAATAAAAGTATGTCTGGATTAAACCGTCCAAAAGTTATAAATGGTTTGATTCAGCTAGAGGAAAACATTCATAGAATTTTAAGACAGTTGAATGCATATGATGCTTCTTCTATTCTTATTGCGGAAACCAATTGGATGAAACGAAATCATTTTGGAAAATATATGCCAAGTAAAGGTGCTAAAAAGAAAGTAGTGTTTGGACAAGTATGCACAATAGACTATGGAAAAACTTATAAAGGTGAAATTGGATATATCCATCCAGGTCTTTGCATAGGTAAGAAAGACGATAAGTATTTAATTGTCCCAATGACAACCGGGAGGGATTGGAGAGATACTTGTTATCATCCAATAAATAATCCAAATATGACAAAAGAGCATCGACAATCTTGTATTAATGAAGGTTTTGAGAAAGATGGCGTATTATTGATAAATGATTCTAAATTTATGTCTGGTGGACGTATTTTGGAATTACATGAAATAATATCAACTGAAATATTAGAAGAAATACAAATGCAGTTATTGTATATTATGTTTCCAGATATTCATAGAATATACTATAAAGATAAAGATAAAATTGCTAGACTTGAAAAGGCAGCAAGTGATCGAGAAAGACAAGTTGCAAATTTAAAAACAAAGATTGAAAAATTGTCAAAAAGGATTTATGACCTAGAAAGTGCATCTAACAATGTTACTCCACCTACGGAAATTCATGAATAAACTATTGACAAAAGCATATGCTTTATATATAATAATGTTCAACGGAACAGGAAGTTCCACGGAACAGTATTATATTTCTACAGAGTCCTGCTTATAAATTGTCGTGCCATTGGGTTAATGACAGAATTTAAGTGTGAGGCTCACGGAGTTAAAGAGCATTATCATCAAATGATGATAATGCTCTTTTTCAATACAAAAAAAAGAGTAGCAATTTCTCACCACTCTTCTATCTTATTCATATCTTAGAACTTACTTCCACAGTTATTACATTTCCAAGTTTTACTAAGATTATTAAAAATATTATTTGAACTACTACGAAATGAGGTGAAAAACAATGGCAAAATTAAATAATAGTGAAAAGAAAGATACTGTCAGTTTTGAAATTATGACCGACAGTATCTCATTAAAAATTGACAAGAATGGGAACATACTTATTAATTTGAAATCTGGAAATCTCCATTTCCTAAATCAATAAATTTTATTGATTTTTATAGTTTTGTCATGATTATCAATGATAGTAATTTAATTGGGATATATTATCACGTATTATTAATCAAATATAAGAGAATATATAAATAGATGAGTCCGTAGTTGTGGTGGACTACGGACTCGTTGATGATGATACTCCTACTCTCCTGACAAATCGACAATTGGCTAAGATAATGTTTCTATCTTTCAGATATTATTGTTACTTTATCTGGTATACTTATAGACGTATGCTTTGGTTTGTTGCTATATACCTTGTACACGATATACGCAATGACAAACCAAGGTGTCTGCCCAATAAGTGCCAAAATGATGTTAGGAATTTCTGACATCGCATTCCTCCTTTCTGTAAGAATATAAATTACATAACAGTTGGAAATTGATGCAGAGAATTCTGCTATGAAGTTTTAGATTATCCAAGAGGTGATTCGCCTTACCTTTCTTACTCTCGGTATGGTTACGGTTAATTGGTGACATGACAAGACTACACACGAGGTCGTGGTGTGCTCACGACCATATCCTGTCATGTTTTATTTTATCACTTATTGGAGAATATTGTTATTCAAAACATCAGTTTTGTGAAATATTACCAAATTATATTAATTGATATTTCTGTTATTTCCAAAACATATGTTTATAATAGAAATATATCGAAAATTAGAATATAATGAAAATACGGTATGTTTATCGTAATTTCAAGAAAGGAGGCAATATGAAAATGTCAAGACCATTTGTATTTCCAGATCCAGATGACCGCTCAAAGAATAATCCAGCTGTAATTGTTACAAGTGAACAAGTAATTGGTTTGTATAATCAATACAACGAAAATGGTGAAGAGGTTCAAAGGGTATCTGGAACTGTAAAAGATTGGTTTACAAAAGAAGCACAAGAAAATCAGGGTTGGGATGATGCGAAGTTTGTTGGAAGCCAATGCATTTTAGAAAATAAATTTGAAAAATAGTTTATATGTCAAATATATTAAAGAGCCGAAACAATTTCGGCTCTTTAATTGTTACCAAGTATAACCGCAATTACAGCACTTGAAAGTCTTATTAATTTTCTTACTAAAGATACCAAACGCAGCTATTGAAGCCCCACGCTCTATTCCACCTATCTTTTTGATATTTGTTGATCCGCAGGTTGGGCACTTAGGTTTGTTTAATAATTCTTGTGCCTGTGCGTTGGCTTGGGCGATTTTTGCTTGTTCTAGTTGTTGTTCTTTAATTTTATTTTTTATTACATATTCATCCATAAGCTGTTCTTTTGTTTTTTTACTAGGAACAAAATCATCAGATAATTTGCTACCTTTCTTTTCGATATAAATATATATACTCAGAAAAGATATATATATACAGCAAAAAATAAAAAAACCAATTTTTCCTTGAGTTAATTCAATTATTGATGCGATAAAGATAAAAATACCAAAAATAATACAACCAACCATAAGAAAACCATTTCCCCTTTTTTCATCGAAAGAATCATAATAATCTTGCTCTTTTTTCATATTTACCTCCATATAAAATTGATAATATTAATCTATCATACTATCAACTCAAATGCAATTAAAAACAGTTGGAGAGTCTTTAAATGCTGTAAAAGATATAGAAAATATTATTAATAAATACTCTTCTTTAGGTGGTACATTAAATGAACATGCTTCATTGGGACATCATTTAGCAGAGGCAATGAGAAATTATTCAACCGAATCCGTTAAAGCTGCAATTTCCAATTCAAATTTAAACAAAATAGAAATCGAAGCAATTCTTTCTACAAAAGGACTTACAGGTGCTACTTTGGAAACAACAGCTGCGGAATTAGCTGCAACAGCACAAACCAATGCCTTATCAACCTCTCAACTTGGAGCAACAGTAACCTCTAGTAATTTAAAGCTTGCAATAAAAGGTCTTGGTACTGAAATAAAAAGTCTTGTTTCAGATGTATCTATTTTCTTAAAAGCTCATCCTGGCTTAACTGGTATGGCTGTTACTCTTGCCCTTGTTGCTGCTGCAATAAAAGGTGTAAATGCATTTCAAGACTGGGCTGATGGAACAACAGCAGTCAATAAATATAATGAAGCTCTTGAAAAATCTGAACAAACAATATCCGATAATGAGAAATCAATATCAGATTACAATTCCGAAATTGAAACAAACAAAAAGAAAATTGAAGAATTGCAAGAACTTCAAAGCAACGGTACAATTACAGATGCACAAAAAGCAGAAATTGATAACCTTCAATATCAAAATGCTTTATTAGATGAAAAAATCGAAAAATTAAAACAGGCAAATGAAGAAGAATTAAAATCTCAAGCTCGCACCGCTGAAAATAAATTTAATACTCAATTTAATGAAAGCGGAGATGACACAAAAAGTACGAATGCTAAAGATGTCATTGAAAGAGTGTCAAAGGATTACGGTGGAAACGGAAGTTATGAAGGTATTAGTTGGACTCAAGCTCTGGGTGGAAACGATAATGATAAAGGTGTAGCTCAATTAGCAAAATTAAAACTTGCTACAGATGCTTACAACCAAGCTGTTTCAGACTTTGAAAATTCTGAAAATGATGTGACAAGAGAAGATGTGGATAATGCCAAGGAAACACTTGATATTTTAACACAAGATTTTGAAAAAAACAGAGAAAGTTTGTATAATTCTTTAACTTCTGAAATGGAAAAGATGGAAAAAGCTAAAGGTACTGACGCTTTTAATCAGCAAGCGTATGATAGCATGAAGTCGTGGCTTGAAATTTTCCAACAGTGTGTTCCTGAATATAAAAAAGCCATGGATAAAGTTAAGGACGAGGCAAAAAACAATCCAATTGAGCAACCGGTTACTTTCACCAAAGACCCTACTTCTCTTCTTACGGAATCAGATGATAAATCTAAAACAGCTAATCTTGCAGACCTTAAATCAGAAGCCGATACATTAAAATCTCTTCAAAAAGAATTAGAAGATACCGGTGTTATCGGTGTTGATTCAATGCAGAAAATCATCAAGCAGTATCCAGAGGCTAAAGAAGCCCTCTATGATTACATGACAGGTGTAAAAAATGAAGCTGAGTTATTTGCAGACCTTGAAAATATCTATAATGACGATAAAAGTCAATATATTAATTCATTGGTTGAGGAAAACAAAGCAAATGAAGATTTCTTTACCTCTATAAAGCAGAATTATCCTGAAGTAATTTCAGTAATGAAATCTTTGGTTGAAGAAGTAACTCCCGACCTTGAAACACTGAAGAATAAATATATTTCAGACATTGCCACCGAAGAAGAAGCTGCCAATCAATTTATTTCTGCTTTAAAGCAAAAGTTTCCAGAGTTATACAATCAATTAGCGGATATCTACGATAACGATAAAGAGAATTTTATAAAGCATGTTATTTCAGAGAATGAAACTAATCAAGATTTTCTTAATTTCTTATCCAGCGATTATCCTAAATTGTTTGACCTTTTAGGTACTATGTATGGAAACGATGTTGATAATTGGTCTTCTATGGAACAAGCAAAAGCTAAGATAACAACCGATCTTATTAATCAGTTAAATGCTTTATGGACGCAATATTTTGAAGGTATTTCAGATACTTTTAATGCATTTGGTTCGATTATGGAGAATGCTGATGGTAGTGGCTATACTTTTGTTGGTGGACAAGATGATTCAGATAGTTACGATCATAATATGTCCGAAGAAGAATGGCAACAGAGTCAAAAAGCAACTTCTGCATATGACAAGGTTAAAGATAAAATTAACAGTGCCATTAAGATAGCCAATGAAGCAGTCGTAAAATTGCAGGATTCTAGTTACAATCAGATTGAAAATTCAATTGGCGGATTGGATTGGGATGACTTAGGTAGCGATTCTTCATCATCTTCTGGTTCAGATTCAGGTTCAGACTCATCAGATAAAGACAATTCCAAAGATTACGACCTCATTGAGAGAAAAATTAAAAAGCTGGAATCGGCTATTTCAGCACTTGATACCGCCGTATCAGATACTTACACTTCGTGGGGAAATCGTAATTCGGCACTAGTAGATGAATTGTCATCTGTTTCCGATGAGATTGCATTACAACAACAAGCATATCAGAGATATATGGACTTAGCCAATTCTGTTGGCTTGGACGGATATTACGAAGACCTTATTAAAAACGGTGAAATGGATGTTATCACTGTTGATGATGAAAATCTACAAGACCAAATTGATAAGTTTCAAGATTTCTACGACAAAGCACAGGATTGCAATGATAAAATCAGAGACCTTAATCAAAATCTGAAGGAATTACAAAAGACCAAATTTGATAATGTAGTGTCTCAATTTGAGGATATCTCATCTTCTATTTCTCATGTAGTTACTATGCTTGACAAATATATTGACCTTGCCGACAAACATGGATATTATGCGTCACCTGAATTATATCAAAAACAACTTGAACAGTACAATAATACTCTTAATACTCTCACGAGTGAAAGAGATACATTGCAATCAAAACTTCAAGAATCTGTTCAAAGCGGATTGATTGAAGAAGGCGCAGAAGCATGGAATGACATGTTGCAACAGATTCAATCTGTAAACGAAGAAATTGTTGATACCGTTGTCAATATTCAAGAAGTCGGTAATTCATTACGTGATTTAAACTTTACGATATTTGAGCGTGGTCAAGATGATATTTCCAATCTTGTCAGTGAGGGTCAGTTCTATGTTGATTTGCTTGATAAGATGAATAAGGATTTATATGATGATGACGGAAAAATTACTAATGAAGGTCTGACTGTACAGGGCATTCACAGTGAAAACTATGCCGCATATTTGAAGCAAGCCGATTTTTACGCAAAAGAGATTTCTGCAATCGAAGCCGAACTTGCAAACGATCCTGCCAATACAACTCTTATTGACAAAAAACAGGAATACATTGAAGCTCAACGTGAATCTGTTTTAGCTGCTTACGATGAGAAGAATGCTATTATAGACTTAATCAAAGATGGCTACGATAAAGCATCTGACGCATTAAGCAAACTAATTGACAAACGTAAAGAGGCTCTTGAAGCAGAAAAAGACTTGCATGATTATCAAAAGAGTGTTCAAGAAAAATCTGATAAGGTAACAGAACTGGAAAAGCAGAAAAACGCATATGTGAATGATACTTCTGAAGAAGCAAAGTCAAAAGTGCAGCAACTTGAAGTTAATTTAAAGGAAGCGCAGGAAGACCTTGCTGAAACGGAATACGACAAGTATATCTCTGACCAAGAAAAGCTTCTTGATGATTTGCAGACCGAATATGAAGACCTTATTAACGATAGAATTGATAATATTGATAAGGAACTTGGTTATGTTGCTGATGCTGTAAACTTAAACAGAGATACAATTCGTTCTACACTTGAAAACTTAAGTCAAGACACAGAATTGCCATTAACAAAAGCTATGCGAGATGTATGGAATTCTGCCACACCTGTTGTAGATTTGAACACAACTGTACAAGGAATTGGTTCTACTGTGAGCGGTATTACACTTGCAATTAATGACATTATTACACGACTTAATGATTTAATTGCTATTATGCGTGGTAATCTGGATTCGGAAATTAATAATTATGACGATGGAAGTTATAATCCGAATAACTCTACTCCTGCTCCTACCCCATCTTATGAACCTGATCCTGAACCATCATATTCTTATGACGAATCAGACGATTCAGATTCTGGCGATGATGGAAATTACGATGACTTGTTTGTGTACAAATATTATTATCCACAGCCACTTGACACTGAACATTCAGTCGTAGATCGATTAAAATCCAATAATATTGATGCTTCTTGGGATAGACGTGCTGATTACTATGAAGGTATTTTTGGAGATGATGACTATACCGGTTCTGATTATCAAAATATTCGAATGTTAGATTGGTTGAAAGAACATGGTTATGCTAAAGGCAAAAGACGTGGAGAATATTCAACTGGATATCATTTAGTTGGCGAAGAAGGAAATGAATTCGTAATTACCAACGGTGCATTGCGTGAAGTTGGTACGGAAGATACTATCTTTACAGCGGATATGGCTAAAAATATTGCTGATTTTAGTATTAATCCAACGCAGTATCTATCTTCTCATATGCCACTTCCTAACGTCAAACCTTCATCAATTCCAAATAATGTTACAAGTAATGTGGACACGATTGAAATTAGTCTGCCAAATGTAACAAATTATACAGAATTTAAAACGCAGCTTATGAATGATCGTGGATTTAAGAGCTACGTGAGCGAAGCTACTTTGGGTGTTGCATTAGGACATAATGAGCTTGCTGTGAATAAGTACAAATGATGGAAATATTAACATATGGGAAGTTTTATAGCTTCCCATATGTTAAATGAATGAGAATATATGTTCTGATAGTATTCTGTCGATTATTGGTATATAATGGAAATATATTACTGATGGTCGGGAGGGTATGTTATGGAGAAAGAAATTCAAGTGAATAATAATGTAAAAGTTGTAAGTTATGGACAATGGGAAATTGGTGATAATATATCTATTGACTGTTATGTTACCGATGATGGACAACGATTATTGTCATTAAGAGGTACAGCCAGAGCAATGAATTTATCTGGTAGTGGCTCAGTCGCATTACTAAGAAATTTAAACTCAAAATATTTACAACCATATCTCTCTGACGATTTGAAAGAATGGGTAAGAAAAGGTAACAATAATGAATTATATAAAATAAAGGGATATAGGGTAGCTTTTATTCCATTTGATGCAACACTATTTGTAGACGTGTGTAAAGCATATATATCTGCCAAAAATGATGGGGTATTTAATGGAGAAGGTTGGGAAAAACAATCTGAATTAGCTGATAAATTATTGGCTATAATGTCTGCTTTTGCCAAAACAGGTATAGTTGCATTAATTGATGAAATAACGGGATATCAAGAGCTTAGAAAAAAGGACGAGTTACAAAAATTATTAGCTGAATTTGTTAGAAAAGAATATCTTCCTTGGACTAAACGATTTCCAAATGAATTTTATGAAGAAATGTATAGATTAAAAGGATGGGACTATAATGGTAATGCCAGAACTCCATTAGTAGGTAAATTGACAAATTATTTGGTATATGATTTAATGCCTGATGGAGTTTTAGAAGAATTACAAAGAAAAAATCCTGTTGATGAAAAAATTCATAGACGTAGATATAGACATCATCAATTTTTAACAGAAACTACAGGAATTGATTATTTAGACAAACATTTAGTATCATTAATAAATATGATGAGAGCTTTTGATACATGGGATGAATTTGATAAAGCATTTAGAAAATCATTTAATTTAGATGAAAAACAAAGTGGTCACTAAATAAGGCTTTTAGGGGTATAAAAGTTGATAAAACCATTGAAAAATAAGGCTTTTCAAATGGTCCATATATTTAGGAAGAGCAGGACTAATCTCCTGCTCTTTTATTTTGCTCAATTATGTTATAAGGTGGTGAAAAAATATGAAATATGAAAACATGTCAAGAACAGAGTTAATCAAATTATTAAAAAAAAGAAATGAGACTATTGAAATTCTTGAAAAACGAGAAGCCGTATTACAAAAACAGTTAGAAAATTACAGTGACTCCAATGTTTTAAAACTAATTGACGATTTAAAGAAACAGAAAAAAGTTCAAGCTGAAATCATTAATGAACTTAGACGTGGACGTGCTGAACTGCTGCAACTGATTGGTGATTTAACCGTTAAAATTCAAAAAGGTGGTGTTGGCTAATGTATGCTACTGACTTTATGTATGATAAACACTGTTTGTCTGATTTCGGCATGATTATTTGTGACTTTGATGGAAAATCAGGAGCAGAAAGTGTTTCGGCGGGGTCGCAATTAACTTTTAATCTGGTAAAACCGTTGGGGCAAAATAAATGGAATAATTATTCGTCCTCTTACTCGGAATATCTTACAAGCAATCCTTTTCAAATTTGTAAAAATCCATGTAAAGCATCTTCTCAAGAAGAATTAGAATTAACCGCACATGATATATCTGAATTAAATAGGTGGCTTAACAGGAAGCAATTTTGTAAATTTAAAGTGCTACAAGATGACTATATTGATATTTATTTTGAGGGGAGTTTTAATATTAATCAGATTAATATTGGTGGAAAATGTTATGGTTTAGAATTGACCTTGACAACCAATAGACCATATGGGTTCTTAGAGCCAGTAACATATTCTATAAATACAACTAATAAAAATGAGATTATTTCTCTGTATGACCAAAGTGATGAAATTGGATATATATATCCTGACATGACAATTCGATGTCTTGAATCTGGAAATCTCAAAATACAAAATTCTATAGAGGACAATAGAAACTTTTATCTCGCCAATGTTGAAAATGGCGAAATTATAACGTTACATGGAGAAGAACAAATTATCGAATCTAACCGATCTTCGCATAATATCTACGATGATTTCAATTTTAAATTTCCAAGAATTTGCAATACATATGAAAATAAAAATAATGTTCTGACTTTTTCGATTCCTATAGAGTGTACTCTTACATACTCTCCTATTCGAAAAGTTGGAATTTAGATAGGAATAAATGGAGGAAAATATAATGAAAATTAAATTAGGTGAAGCTTTAAAAGCAAATAAGATTATTAGAGAAATGCTTGAAAATACTGAATTAAATGACACGACATTTAAGTTTAAGTTGCTTTTATTGGCAAATGCTTTGCAACCAATGGAACAGAATTTCGATATGCTTAGAAATCAAAAAATTATGGAGCTGGGTACAAAAACAAAAGACGAAAATGGGCAGGAAAATTCATATATTCCCGCTGAAGATGCGGAAGCTATTAAAAAATTTAATGACTCTATGGAACAATTATTGTCTACCGAAATTACACTTCCCGTAGACAAATTAAAAGCGCAAGATGTGTTTGATAAAAATCTGCCTGTAGATTATATGATTGGATTATGTAGTGTAATTGAAGTGTAAAATATAAAAAATAAATATAAGTAAATGGAGGTGATAAATTGGGGAAATTGCAGTTTGATATTAATAATCAAGTTGAACAACCTACTATTGTTCCGTGTGAAAATAATTATAAAAAGCTAGGCAATCTTAATTCTGTGACAAATATTGTATACAAAGACAATATGAACGCAGCAAACACACTATCTTTTACGGTGCATAAATACCGAGATAACAATGAATTGTGTAACCTATGGAATAAGATTGTTGATTTTAAAACCGTTTGGATACCTGAATTTAATGAATATTTCAAAATTACAGTAAGTATCAACGAAACAGATGAGATTGTTAAAAATGTTACTGGTACAGCTTTGTGTGAGTTTGAGTTGGCGCAGATTAATTTATACAATCTAGATATTAACAGTGATGATGATATTAAATATAATAATTATGAAAGAACATCTTTTTTCAATCCTGACAACACCTCTATTTCTTTACTTCATCGAATTTTATCAAAAATTCCACATTATACCATCAAACATGTAGACAATACATTAAAAAGCGAAAAAAGAACTGTAAGCACAGACGGAACATCTGTTTATGATTTTCTCACCAATGATGTATCTACGGAATTTGACTGTTTATTCAAGTTTGACTCCGCGGATAGAAGTATATCTGTATATGATTTGTTAAATTACTGCCCTAAATGTAATAAACGAATCGAAGACGATGTTTGTCCTGATTGTGGAAATGCACAATTAATCAAAGGGTATGGTCAAGACACTACTATTTTTGTTGGTCGAGATAATCTTGGTCAAGAAATGACATTAGACTCAAACGAAAGCGAAGTCAAGAATTGTTTTAAAATCATTGCAGGTGATGATGTGATGAGTTCTGCTGTCAAAGACGTCTCTCCTAACGGAAGCGAATATATTACATATTTTTCTGAACAAGATTATGAAAATATGTATGGTGGATTATCCAAAAAACTTCATGGTTATGATAGGACGTTAAAAGACAATGAAAAACAATATACTCAAATTTTAACGGATTTATATAATGCTTATGATAACAAAGCTTATTTAACATCTACGATGATGCCAGACATTTCTCATGAAGTTGGCACGGCTGCTGATCAAATCGCAAAATTAACTTCTGCAACACTTTCTCCCGTTGCTGTTAAAGATGTGTCTATAACTTCTGTGTACACAGTGACCAATGCCGTACTCGGCATGGCAAAATGCTTGGTAGATACAACGAATTTTAAACTTACGATTGAAGACGGATCAACATTGAGAAATCAAACATGGCATGGACGATTTACGATTGCAAGTTATGTAAAAGATGACGATGGAAATCCAAAAGATACCGCTACAAGCAATGAAATAGCGGTTATGGTTAATGATGATTTACAGACTTATATTGAGCAAAAAGTAAAACGAAGTATACAAAAAGAAGGTTCTGATGACTTATCAGATTTATTTAAAATAGAGGATGATGATAAATTTAAATCAACTCTGAATTTGTATTGTTTGAAACGCTTAGAGTCCTTTTTGGCTGCTTATGACACATGTTTGCAAGTTCTTAATGAAGCAAATTGTGGCATGTCTAATTCGCCTTTTTACGAAAAGTTATATCTTCCTTATTATAATAGAAGAAATTATATTGAAGACGAATATAATGAACGTGCAAAGCAGATTGAAGCTATTGCGACTAACATTGATAATCTTGAATGGGAAAAGCAAACTATTCAAAAAATGCTAAATCTACGTACCTATCTCGGTGAGTCAGATTATTTGTCTTACCTTACTTATCTTCGAGAAGATAAATATGAAAACAGCAATTATATTTCAGACGGATTAACCAACGAAGAAGTTATTGAACAGGCAAAACAGCTTCGTGAAAAAGCATTGAAAGAGCTTAAGAAATCTGCTGAAATGAAATATACAATTACTGCTACTCTTAGTAATTTACTCGCATTAAAAGAGTTTGAACCGATTATAAATTATTTTGAAGTGGGTAATTATATTAGAATGCAGATTGATGAAACAATCTATAAAATGAGATTGTTAAGTTATGAAATCACCTTTTCTGAAGACAATATTCAAACTATTAATGTTGAATTTTCAGATGTTATTAATGCAAAAAATAATGCACTGGTAATTAAACAAATTCTCGATCAAGCAAAATCAATTAGTTCAAGCTTCCCCTCTGTTGTTAATCAAATGAACAAAAATACCGAAAATGCCGCTCTTGCTCCGAGTTGGGTAGAAAACGGTCTAAACCTTACTAATTTGAAAATTGTAAGTGCGGCAGATAATCAAAACATGGTTGTGGATGAGCATGGTTTATGGATGCGAATGTATGATGATATTACTTGTACATTTAGTCCTTGTTGGGCAAAATTGCAAAACAACGGATTATATCTTACTAAAAATAACGGAAAGACTATAGAAGTTGGTGTCGGTGAATTTGTGTATGTTGATCCTGTTACAAAAGAAGAAGTTCGAGAATATGGTATTATTGCAAAAAAAATCATCGGTAAACAAATTCTTGGTGAAGACAGTTTTGGTATTTATAACGCTAATAACACTATGGAATTTTCGGACAATGGATTATTTATTACTACTAACGGTGACGATGGTAAAAATAGCAATGCTTTTACAATTCAAAAGCAATACACAAAAGCAACAGGAAGTGTGTACGAAAAGCAATTTTATATTGATGAAAATGGGAATGTTACGCTTGGCGGTGGTGCAAAAATTAAATGGGAAAATGTAAATAGTCCTGAAATTACAGATATTACTGGATTGAATCATTATCTTGAACAACTAGATGGGCGTATTCAAACTTTTTCTCAAGATAACGATCCTTCATTAGACTGGACTACTCCTTCACTTAAAAAAGAACACATCGGAGATATTTGGTTTGATACCAAAAATTCGGTTACTCGAAGATGGACAGGCGAAAAATGGGAAGCTACTACAGATAGCGAACTTTCCGAATTAGCAAAATCTAAAGCACAAATTTTTACTATTACACCAAAACCACCGTATTATATTGGAGATCTATGGGTACAAGGTCAGAATGGAGATATTTTAAAGTGCAAACAAACTCGTATGACTGGTAATTATGTTGATGCAGATTGGGAAGTTGCCTCCAAATATACCGATGATTCCAGTTTGAACAGTTTTATTTCTGGAGATTATAAAGAATACATTGAAGATACCAAAAATCAGTTAGATAAGAAAACACAAACATGGTATCAAGCAGATGATCCAGCCGCTGATTGGAAAGATGATGATACAAAAAAGGAGCATATTGGAGATCTATGGTATAACATATCTTCTACTTCAAAGCAAACTTTTGTTTATACTTCATCATATGCCTGGAAAGAAATGGAAGTATCTAAAGAAGTGTTTGACACAATTGATGGTAAAGCTTCTATTTACGTGTCAAAACCAAACAATTATAAAGCAAAAGATTTGTGGATACTTGATGTTGACAATGCAGATGGCAAAAATGGTACTTATCCACGATACAAACAAGGAACTATTCTTGTTTCTACAAAGGATAATACTAGATATAGTGCTTCTGACTGGATTGAAAAAGTTCGATATACAGATGACACAAAAGCGAATTCTGCATATGAACTTGCTGAAAGCGCAAAGAATCTAGGAAATACATTACAAAAATGTCTTGGTTTTACAACAGAAATTTCTAGTAATTATGTTATTTCTCCTTTTATTGGCGGCGGGTATCTTCAAATTTCCAGTGATAATACTGGTAAGGTCATTATTGATCCACTCGGATTGGTTCAGCAATCTCATATTTTTGCCATATATAATAAAAGCGGAGACGTTGTTATGGGTGTTGACACTTCTGGAAACGGCACATTCGCAGGCGATGTTACAACTAAAAATATTATTGCAACAGGCGGTAATATTGGCGGATTCATTGTTGATGAAAATGGATTGTTTAATGTAACCGATAATGTTGGTTGCGGTATGCAAAAATTTGGACATGGTTCTGCTTTTTGGGCAGGTGCAGGCGGCATTGGAAACGGTGGACAAAATGCCGAGTTTAAGGTTTATCATGACGGTTCTTTAATTGCTACCAAAGCTACTATACAAGGTAATATTACTGCCACAAGCGGTAATATTGGTGGTTTTGTGATAAGTACCACGGGTATTAATTCAGCGGACAACAAAGTAGGTATTAATACTACCGCCGGTTGGGGGGTATATGCCGGTGATATGGTTGCAGGAACAGATAGACACATTTTTTGCGTAGGATTGGATGGCGCATTATATGCGGAAAATGCAAATATTGTAGGTAACATCACAGCAAATTCAGGTAGAATTGGCAATTGGCATATTGTAGACGGAAATCTAAGATATGTCGCCGATGAAAACGAACAAGCCTATTTGACTCCTACCGAGTTTCTGCTAAGTCGAAAAGAAGGAGCAAACTTGCACGCTTATGTTGGACAGATATATATGCAGAACGACAGTCAAAGTCGTAGCATTTCAATCGACTGCAACGAAGGTGTAATAGCCTTGGGCGGTGATTGGAGTACCCCATGGGGAGATATCGAAGATTAATATATTGACATTTTAAGGACTGTGTAAAAGCAGTCCTTTTATTTTTTTTGAAAATTAGAAAAGGAGGAATGTGGCAGAATGATTAAATTAAATCATAATCTTTCGTTAGATTTATACTACAACGAAGAAAAGACAATTGATACAAAAGAGTATGATAAAAATTCTCGTTATATTACCGTGTCGCTTACATTCAAGGGTGAAGAATATAAAATTGCTGGTGATTCTGTTAAAGCTAGGGTCAAATGGTTAAAACCTGATAAAAAAGCGGTTTTTAATGACTGTGTAATCAATTCAGACAACACTGTTACAATTGATTTAACAGAACAAATGTTAATTGCCTCTGGTGTAGCCAAAGCTACTCTTTCACTCTATGACATTAATACAAATCAGGTTCTTTCATCTACAAGTTTTAATGCGATTATCGAAGCGAGTGCTGTATCAGATGATACAATTTTAAGCTCGGATGAATACAATTCATTGCATAATGAATTTAAGCGATTAAACGATAAGGTTGAAGAACTCGATAAAACTGTAACGGAACATGAAAATATTCGAGAAAAAAATGAGGACAGCCGTAAGACTAATGAGATTAAACGTGAATCAAATGAATCTAAACGAATTAATTCCGAAAATACTCGTATAAACAATGAAAACAAACGTATTGATTCTGAAGATGAGCGTGTTAAAAACGAAAATACTCGTATTGCAAATGAAAATACTAGACAGCAAAATGAAGCCATAAGAGAAACACAAGAGGATAAAAGAGAGTCTGACACTGCTATCGCCATAGAAAAAGCAAACGAAGCGGCAAAGAACGCAAATGACAAAGCAAATGATTTACAAAATAAATTAGATAATCATCATTTTGTTCTTACAAATGAGCTTGAAAACAGTGTTTCTTCTACTTCTACCACTCATGCTCCTACTGCCAATGCTGTAAAAACAGCCTATGATAAAGCAGTATCCGTTGAAAATACCATAAATTCAAATAAAAATAATTGGAATGATAAATATACCAAAAATGAAATCGACAATAAATTTTCTACTTTAGAAAGCAATATTGATTGGAAAGAATCTGTAAATACTTTTGCGGATATTACAAAAACCTATCCTAATCCTGAAGATGGCTGGACTGTAAATGTAAAGGATACTGATTATACATATCGTTATAGTGGTTCAAAATGGGTTGCAATTTCTGCTAATGCCATTCCAAAAGCTACACAAACGCTTGATGGTTTACTGTCTAAAGAAGATAAAATTAATTACGATGATGCAAACAATAAAAAACACACTCATACAAATAAATCTGTGTTAGATGGAATTACTTCTGCTCTGATTACGGCTTGGAATAATGCAGTACAACATATTACGGATACTGTTAAGCATATCACTCCTGACGAAAGGAACAACTGGAACGATGCTTACGATAAAGCAAATGACGCACTACCTAAAACGGGTGGTACACTTACTGGCAGTTTAGATATTTATGGAAATGCCAGCCAAAACCCATTAAGAACACGAGGAATTGTAGGCTCAGACGGTCAAGGAAAAGATGGGGATTTGTACTTACAATATGGAACTGATGGCAAAATTTATTTCGGGAAAGACGGTAGCGGTTGCATTGATAGTGACGGGAAAGCATACAACGGTATTTCCATGTCTTCTCGTTATCCATTAGGATTTAGTTCTTATACTCCTTCGGACATTGCATGGGGTGTTCAAACAGGTACTCCTCTTGTTGCATGGAACACATTGAATGGCGGTTCTATTGGGTTTCGAGATAACTGTCCTGCAAATGGACAAGTTTCAATGGTCATTGATGGTAGAGTTTATCAAGACGAAGGTCGTTACCCTGTTTTAGATAGTAACAACTATACTTCCGTTATCACTAAACAGGGGATTTGCGATATTTTGGGCTATACTCCTTCAACAGGAAGTGACAGTTTTGAAATCGGTGGAACAAATCTATTTCAAGGAACGAAAAATTTTGAAATCACGAATGCAAAAAGTTTTAGCAATACTGTTTCTAGCGTGACATCGGAAACATATAATGGCTTAAAAATTAGAAAAAACGTAACAGCTTGGAATTTTTACAGACCAATTCTTAGCTTAGAACCTGGCAATTATGTGTTTTCGGGGTATGTAAAGGGCGTAAATGGATTGTCTGCAAATATACAGGTCAATGTAGGGAATACTGTTTTAAATTCCTATGCGTTTTCAATAACTTCCGATTTCAGACGTTATTCTATTACTTTTGAAATCACTGAAAAATCTGATGTGACTTTCTTCTTGGAATCGCGCGAAGCGGGTGAAATTTGCGAATGCGGTTGGAAACTCGAAAAGGGAAATAAGGCTACGGACTGGTCTCCTGCACCCGAAGACTTAGAAAGTGCGTTGTCGATTCGTGATTACAATGATACATCGAAAAAAATCAAAGTCGGTTGGGTAGGGAATTCGTTATCTCAAGACCAGATTCTAGGTGTAGCTTGTTATGCTAGCGGAGATGATGATATAGTAAAAGCCAAAATCAAAGACGTGTCAAAAGCTACGTTTAAAAACTGGCTGGGGACAGTATCGCCGTCAGACGGCTCGAATAATTACGTTAAAGTATTTAATTCATCAAATGTCAACTCGTCTGATAATTTAACCGTCAACGACCTTGCAGACCAAGGCTTTGCAGCAGCAATGATTGCTGCAACCGAAGATAGTCCTATCGGAAGTGGTTGGTTTCATGCTCTTAATCTCGGATGGAATAATTCGAAAAATAATTGGGTTAGTCAAATTGCACTTGGAACACAGCCGAATGACGGTTTGTACTATAGAACAACTGGAGCTAGTATTGTTGGCAAACCATGGAAGCGTGTGCTTGATAGCAGTAATTACACTAACTATGCGCTCAAAAACGAAAATTTGAGCAACGTTGATTTGAACAACGTTACAACAACGGGCATATACCACTTGACCGGTAAGCTTACTAACAATCCACTGTCTTGCAATGCAACGCTATTTGTAGATTTTAGCGTTGGTACACCGTATCAGATTTTTATCCCGGACTATGCATATGTGATGTATAAAAGAACTTATTCAAATGGCGCATGGGGTAGCTGGGTGTATTTGAACGATTATATTCCGATAAGTGGCACTACAAGTCTTGCAGGTAGTATTGTTCCTAATGAAGATGTTACTATGAATTTAGGGGACGAAACACACAGATTCACGAATGTCTATTCAAGCAACATAACTACGGATACAATACAGTTCAATAATTATGATAATGGCGGGAATACAATTTATTATAGCGGTAACGACTCCGCAAATGGAAACGGTGACGGGCTTAATAATTTGGTGATTCGATCGTGGTGGGGCGTATCGTTTACATCCTCTTGCGGCGCAGGTCGGTACGGCGGCAAAAACCAAACTGCTGTAGGGATTGATTGTCGAGAAGGCATTGTAAAGGCGTATAATTTTGAAGGCTTGTTAAACGGACACAGCGTTAATGCAGACGTACCGTCAAATGCAACTTACATAGAAAGTTATGGTTCAAGCGATAATTATGTGTTTTCAGATTGTTATGGTTCAGGCTCTGGTACTAATTATTACTATATTCGATATACCAATGGCATTCAAATGATTTTCATCGAGATACATAATGACAATAGCCGTCAGAATGTGTCTCAAGGCAGTGGTAAGAAAACAATATCTTTTCCCGTGTCATTTGTAAATAATAAATATTTTGCTTTTGGTAAACAGAATATATCTTCTGATGCTTCCGGTAATAATTTGGTTAGTTTCAGTGAAAAAAATACTTCTTCGATTGATGTTCGTCATTACCCATATGGGTATAATGAAGCAGCAGATTACTTTTCAATGTTTTTTGTAGGGAGGTGGAAATAGGTGTTTTATATACTTTACGACGAAAATGGACAATTTTATGGCTTCCAAGATTCTGAGGAGTACACTCAACAAATTATCAATGATAATACTTCTTTGGATTATCACGAAGTATCAGATGAAATGCATTACTTTTTAATCAATTCACAGGAAAAATTCACGGTAAATGTAAAACTTATCTCTGATGATGTTGAATGTCTTGATGAGGAAAAATATTTTTTATTTGAAGCTCCAAAATCTATTAATATTGAAATAGTCAAAGAAAATCTTGTCTCCTCAATCAAAAATAAATGTCAAGAGTTTATTACTAACGGACTAAATATTGAGTTGTCGTCAGGCGAATCTAAGCTATTTACGTTTAAGATTGAAGATCAGATTAATCTTAAAAATATGTGTGAAATGTATTCTGAAAAAGATGTCGTTCTTTATCACGCAAGCAATGAATCTTTTGAAGAATATACGTATCTCGATATTAAACATATATATATAACTTTACTTAACAATAAGACTTATAATCTTATTTATTGTCAGGTGTTATGTAAATGGATATTAGATAATTATACAGAAGAAATGTATGATAATAAGGATATCATAGAATACGGTTATACCAACGATTATATTGCAAGCGAGGTTGAAAAGTATTATGAAGTACAAAAAATATCAGAATAAAAACAATGAAGACATTTATGTGCTTCACTTTCCTGGTACGGGAATTATAGGGCATGAAAATATTATCAGCGAAAATTTGGACAGACCTATTCAAATGGATAGCAATCTGTCCATTATTTCTATTATGAATCACAGTTGTTATGATGAATCTTTTATTGTTAAGCAATGTGGGTATAATAATATTCCTATTTTCAATACGGCAATCAATGAGCAGAAATGGAATAACTGCATGAAAATTAATCATATTTTAGAATGCCTAAAGCAGATAGAAACTGATTATATTTTAATTTTAGATGGACGAGATACTTTAATTGTTAATGATTTAGATGCTACATTTATCGAAAAATATCTTTCGTATAAAATTCCTATAGTATATAATGCTACTCCTATCCCATATCCAAATACAGTTATAGAACCATTACAGGAGTTACTAAAAATTTCTGGTACTCATAAATTTTTAAATGCGGGTATATGTGTAGGAACAAAAGAGGCATTGGTCGAATTTTACAAACAAGCAAAAATAATTAATGATAAAATCTACAATAACTCGTCCGAACAATATATCATTCGATTGACGAAAGAAAAAAATCCTTCTTTGACAGGTATTGATAACGAGCTTAAACTTTTTAGAATTGTTCATCAATACGATACGATTATAAAAGAGAATAATAATATAGTGCAATTAATATAGTCTATGGAGGATAAAAATGAAAAATTTAATTTGTGGTTATGGCAACATTGGAAAACATATTTTAAAGGAATTTATATCAATATCTGATTCTTTTAAAATATATGATAAGTATATGGACGGATACAATTCGGCTGAATTATTGGATGAACATTACAATTATGTTTTTGTTTGCGTTCCTACTGAAATGAAAGGAAATGGAGAATGTGATACTTCTGAGGTCAAATGGATTTGTAGTAAAATTGATGCTGATGTTATTATAATTAAATCCGCTGTGTCGGTAGGAACTTGTGAGTCACTTTGTAAGGATAACATTGTAATCTCTCCTGAGTATTACGGTACAACACAGCACAGCTTAGAATCTCCTAATTTCGTTGTTCTTGGTGGAAACGAAAATTATTGTTGCAAAGTCACTCAACTATATTCAAGGGTCAAAAATGGGGCTTTTAGTTATATTTATGTTGATTGGAAAACCGCAGAATTAGCGAAGTACATGGAAAACTGTTGGATAGCAACAAAGGTTACTTTCTGTAATGAATTTGCGGATATTGCCAAGGCTTTTGGAATTCAATATGAGCGCTTAAGACAGTGCTTTGTTGCTGATGAACGAGTTAATCCATCACATACTTATGTATATCCAGAGCAGCCCTATTATGATTCACATTGTTTGAACAAAGATATCCCTGCGTTGTTAGTCTCTTGCAAAAGCAATAAAATTAAAACGCCGCTAATGGACAAAGTGCACATGATAAATCTTGAACGAAAATCAAAATAATAATTTTAGGCATACAGAAATAAAAATCTGTATGCCTATTTTTTACGTTTTCGATTATTTTTAGATTTTTCAATAATGCTACTACGATGTAGATTGTAATATTCCTTATTATTTTCAGAAATATTTTTATTCCTGGCAATCGCTGAACATTTTTCAGAACAGTATTTTGAATGAATTGTTTCAAATGCTTTTCCGCAAATAGGACAAATTTTTTCAAAATTAGAATTAGATAATCCATATCGTCTACGTTCATTTCCTTTTTCGTCTTGTCGGTGTTTTCGTTCAATAGCACATGTAGTCGAACACACCTCTATTCCGTTGTAGCTTAGAAACATCTTATTACATACGGTACACTTCTTCATTTTAGGCATTTTCATCACTCGCTTTACTTTTAATATAAAAATAATTATCATTACTATCTTTTATGTACACAATATTACTTCCCCATCCTAGAGTCATATATGGTTTATTACTACTTTCTTTGTCGAGAGGCTTATATTTTTGATTTTTATTTTGGGGAAAATAAAAGAATGACTCCTTAGAAGGAAACACAGATTTCATATTACTTTTTACCTCGTTTCTCGTTATTATTTGTATTTTATTTTGTCATTTAATATTCTTATTATACAGTAAAATAGGGTATATGTCAATTTTATTTTAGACATATACCCTATATTAATATCTTTGTGTTCTTTCCTGTTACTACACCATTTAGTACACCATTTACTACACCAATTAATTAAGATTTTACACCAAATTATGATAAGTTACGATAACTTGGTAATCTCTCAACGTCACATAAACACTGTATTTTCGGCGTTTTCAAGCACTCTGATTACATTCTATCATGGAATGTTCTGCTTTCAACGACAATCTCAAAATAATATCCATTTTAAGCACATCCAAGCTTCCAAAACATTCGCTGGTTCAGTTTTGGCTCTGTTTACATAGTGTTTCTTTTTGCATAAGTAAAGACAATCTTGCTGATTCCTTTTTATTCTTAGCCATAAACACAAGCCCTGATACAGGACGGTCAAGTCTGTTTATTATAGCTGTGTAAGCTTCTTCACCCTTGCTTTTTCTATATGTAAGAACTTCACTTACAAGATCCATCTCAAACGACTTTCCGCTCTGCGACAGTTGTCCCGCCGGCTTGTTTAATATAATCTTATCTTTATCCTCGTATACCATATCCATCTTAACTAATAATTCCAA